CCGGCGACGCTCCAGACGTAGCGGTCGTAGCGCTGCCCATAGAGATGTCCGGCGACGCTCCAGACGTGACCAATGATTTAAGGGCCAATTTGCCGACGTCCGCTCTTATCCCGTGCTTATCATAGCACTCCGATAACGGGCGACTCATACGGATATATATTGCACCGTCGCCATCTGTCAAAACGATCATGGCCCGCGAAAAATCAATATCCGCAAAATTAGGGGCGTTGATTAGGCCGGAGACCTCAAAACCGAGACAAATCTTCGACGGATAATTAACGCCATCGGCAATTTTGCGCTCGCAGATCAAACGGCCTAATTTGTCCCGATCGTCGCGATTAGGCTCATATAGCCGGATATATAGATCCCGGTCTCCGTCAAAGACTATAATAGACCCATCTATCTTTTTAGCCGACTTTAGCGCAGCGCGTAAAGTCTTAACGCCGTCGCGGGTTAATTGCCTCCTATATGCGCCATTGTTATCCGGGATAATTGACTCGTAACGGGGAACATGATAAAGCAACGAATCTAACTTATAACGGTGCCCGCCAGACTCAAGGATATACGTATATTCGTGGCGCGCGCGTCTATATATGCTTAACGTGACGTCCTGACCGGCGACAAATTTAAGATTAGACACCTCCAAGAGAAAAGAAAATTGCGAAGAGGTCTCTTGCGAATCGCGAGCATCCGACAAAACAGTATAATGGCTTAACGGATATATCCCAAGATGTTTTCGATCCGTCGCCCATATATACCCCTTATTAATGTCTATCAGGATCTTACATGTAGCCGGATAATCTTGCAGATCATTATCCGCCAATTTTGCCAGATCTTTGGCGCCCTTTGGAATATTGCAAGATGCCCGATATATAAGATCTCCATCGGCATCTAAATCTCCGACGGCAAATTTAGCTACGTCGTGCAACTTAACGCCGGCTAATTTTTCAAACTTTGCCAGATAATCAAAACAATAATCTTCCGGGATGCTCATGGTAAATTGCTCCGCGTGGAGCGTCACCATCTCCGTGTTATGTTCGTCGGCGTATCTCGCCGGCTCTCTCTTATCGCCTAAAGCCTTAACAATTTGTCCGGCGCTATATTCGCCCGGGGCCATATTGCGCAAATATTGCGCCATATTAGAGCAGATTTTATTTAATTGCTCCACAATTAAGATATTAGTATTATCCATATTGTTATAAGTTATATTGTCAATAAATAGGCCGTCCAAGATGCCCCAGACGGCCAAAATGAAGTGCGTAATTTGCATTTTAATATCCCCATAGATACGACGGGACCCCGTCCAAAGGATCAATATCGTCGTAACATACGTGCCGCGACTTTATTTCGTAGTCTCCGGGAGCGCCGAAGCCGTCTTCCTTTATCAGCTCATCACGGGCCGAAACGGCCTCTTCATAGGTGTCATAGTCATCGCAATGGCACCCGCTTTTTGTCCATAACTCAAAGTAGATCATGATCTTATATCCAATTAACAGAGTTTATATAATCGCAGATCGCCGGATTATACCCGCCATTACGGATATACGCGCAGAGCGCTCTCTTAACGTCCTGATCGGTGCCCTCATCCATAGCAAGAGATATGCAATCTTTGCCCGTCGTGGGCGCCATCCCGGAGTTTTCGTAGTCGCGAACGTCAAAATAAAATTCGCGGGCGTCGTAGCTAAAACCGTCGCGACGGTCCAAAATTAAATCTATAATCATAGTGGTAATTATTATTAGTTATCTGATATTCGTGGTTCGCCGGGCAATTAGCCCGGCGGACCGAGAGAAACTTAAAACGTGAAAATAATCTTATCGTAAGTCGTGGATTCCGCAACGATCTCCATCGTGCCGCCAAGAAATCTCGCGACGTCGTAATAGCAAGATAGACCGACTCCGCCCACAAAGCTAGGAAGATAGCTGTTATCTGCGTCGTAGCGAACGCCGTACGGGGCGCGCTTTGCGCGGCCTCTCCGGCTCCAGAGCATTCCACGAATCGTGGCGTTAAGGATCCCCGCCACGACGGTGCTCTGCTTATCGTAACCGCATCCGGACGTGCTGACCGGTTCGGTTCGCTCCCATCTGCCAGACGGTCTCTTGATCCAGGCGGTTGCCGTGGGATTCATGCCCCACGTACGATTTTTTTTCCAAAGGATCTCAATCTCAATTCGTCTTGCCGGCTCTTCGTTCGCAACTACCTCAAACTCTTCGTTTGCTTTGCGCAACTCATTCTTCAGGCCGCGAAGCGTTTTCTTTGACGTGGCGATTATCATCGTGTTAATGCGGCGCCCAGTCAGATAGGGGTATTCCGCACGCAGTTCTGTCACATTAATTTTCATACTCTAATTATTTAAGTGGTTAATATTATATATTATACGTAATGATCTGCAACTTATAGTTGCCATCGAACTCAACCGACCAAACGTCACAGAGTTCTGGCGACTCTACGTGGCCGGCAAAATCGGGAAACATCTCTTCGCCCCCGTAAGGGATCCGGCGAACTCTTGTAGCGCTTTTACGGATCGTGCTAATAACGCGATAGCCGCTATCAGGGCCTAATAGATCATAACCGATGCTATTATCAGCGATATGCACCGAATTACCGGCAATAAATTCCCCATATAGTTTGTGGAGTAGTAGTTGTTTAGATGTCATAGTCTTACTGTCTTAACGGGTTAATTACTTTGCCATCGCGCATAATGTAGCGGACAGGCCTACCAACATAGCATATACGCTATATATAATTGCTTCGGCGCTTAATATCGTAGCTCCTACGATCAAGCCGATCATCCCGGCTCCCAACGTGGCCAGACCTATATTCAGGCTCTTGCCGCTCTTGCTTACTTTTGTTTTCATATTCTAATTAGTGTTATTTATTATAGCCGGGAAATAAGCGGGAAAAATATTTATCGTCGCTACTCCAGATATGCGCCATCAAAAGGCGATCAACCGTTTCAATATCGCCGATCTCAAAGTAAATACGGCCATCTATCTCTTTTGCAACTTTATAGTTACTTTTAAGATAGGCTAATTGCGCCGGCTTAAAGTCGTGCGAATCAATTCGCACTGTAAAGATTTCATTTGTAGTATTCATATTCTAATTGTTTAAAAGGTTGTTCGCTTTTCGTACGACAAAGATAGCGCGTAATAATAGGGCGGCAATAGTTTTTTGGCGAAAAATGCTTTTTAAGGCGTTTTGGTGGACGAAAATAAGCGTTTTGATATTTGCAGTTTGCAAAATAGGATATTTAAGACGTCGTTTTGACCGCTTCGGGGTTCCGGACGTGCGCCGATCAAGCTACCAGGACGGACCGATTAAGGGGCTTTTCGGGGCATCGGCGTTTAGAATCATTCTAAATAAGAGGCGAGGCGGGGCGGTCTGGCTGAGAGGGCGCCGAAGCGCCCAAGAGATTAGATTTTTTGTTGGCCGTCGCGCGCGTGCCCGCGTACCTATAACGGTGGAGTAGGGGAGGGGCGATGGCCCGATCTGGCTGTCCGGACATCGGGACAGACGGAGCCGGCGACGGGCCGACCGTGCGGTCTTCGGCGACTCCGACAGGGCGACGGGGATCCGGATGGACGCGCCAACTTTACATAACTCGAATTATAGACACTTTTTTGGCTTCGGTCAAGGGGGACCTGGAGCCCGGTCGGATCGACGGATCCGGCGACGGTCCGACGGCACCCCCCGGGGCCAAAGTCAGGCCCCCACCCGGGACCCCCACCGGGGGCGCGGAATATAATAGAGAAAAGGTTGCTCCCCTCTTAGAAAAAAAATTTGCAGCTATGCCCGTTCAGACCGTTTAGCAGCCAATATCCCGTTCAGACCGTTTAGCAGCCAATATCCCGTTCAGACCGTTTAGTAGCGTATATCCCGTTCAGAAACCTATCTCGATAAGTCCATTCTGGCCATACATATCTATGCCCCGCCTATGAGCCGAAGGCCCTTACAGACTCGCGTCACGAAATGTTAAAATTTTCGCCAAAAACGGGGCAAAAATCGGCCAAAAATGGCCAAAAAAGTCCCAATCGGCATAACTGACTGATTTTCAGTACCCATACTCAAACTCGAAAAGGTCGTGCACAACAAATCACAACGCCAAAATAGCCTAACTCGCTGATTTTCAGTGTTGGTTCTCAAAACGCACAATAGACTCGCGTAGCATTTAAAATAATACGTATTTCCACGGTATATTTTATTTATTTTGTTATGTGCGTATTACAATATGTATAATAAAAAGCACAAAAAGAAAAAATAAAGCACTATGGCGTAATTTTGGAAGCGGAAAAACGAGCGTGTGGGCGTGATAGAAATGTTAAAATTCGCGCCTTTTTCGGGCCGAAGAGCGATTCGGACGGATATGCGCGAAAAACGAGGGTATTTTTAGGCCTGTACCCCCGTCCCGAAGCGAGGCCCGAGGAGGCTTGAAAACGCGAATAATGGCGCAGATTTTTAAAAAATTGCGCGAATATCGTAGATTCTGCAAAGTCTACATTGCAATTATGCGCTTTTGTCCTATTAAAAACGCGATTTTATAGAAAGTTGCGATTTTTATTGTGCGCATTGAGAAACTATACTGATAATCAGACACATAGCATTTTCGAGAAATTTGGCCGAAAGTCGGGATTCGTTGAGAACCGATATTGAGAATCAGATAGTTATGTGTGCTTTGCGCCTAAAATTTTGGGCTATATGATGAGCCTAAAAGAAAACCTCGTATCTTTGCGGCAAAAAGAGAGCATTATGGAAGACGTGCATTACTACGACGCCGATGAGGCCAATATGCTGCTCCAGGACCTTCCTTCCCCGCTATCGGAGACAGACCTGTCACTGCAACAGATGAGCGCAGAGGCGGGTAAAGACGATATGCGTACGGTCATGTTGGAGGAAGCGGACAGAGCGGCAGAGCGTTCAAGAGAGAAGCGCAGAGCCAAAGAGAAGGAGCGCACGGAGGCGAGGAACGAGCGGATTGCTGGCGGCGAGGTTTTCGACAAATCGAAGCCGAGTGTTCAAGCCGCAGCGTCCCGATATAACATGAGCGTCCCTGTCACCAAAGAGCAGGAGCAGGAGCGCTTGATGGCGGGCATGTCGCCGGCAGTGTCGGACCTGTTCAAGTCGCTTGGCGTGAACTTAGGATTGCAGATGTCCAAAAAGGACCTTGGCGGACTCGTGAAGGTCCTGTTAGCGAGTAACCGCACAGAGCTTGAAGCGCTGCAACGACACCCGAGAGTTCCGCTGTCCATTAAGAACATCATCAACCGTTACTTGAAGGACGACTTGCAGGGCGAGACAGAGCTGACAGAGCGCTTGATACGAAGTGTCTACGGCTCAACGCTACGCTCAAACGAGGAGGTAGCGGATGAGAAACGAGCGCTTGCGGCGGCTGTTCAGGAGACGAAGCGCCCCCAGACGACGCTTAACATCCTGTCGGTTATCCCCGGCATGGACGGAGTGAGCAACCCGTTTAGCAGGGAGGGGTATGCGATGGTCAGAGAGAAAATTTTCGGCAAACAGACACCTTCCGTTGAGGACACTGACGCCGAGGAGATAGACGACATACTGTTATGAGAGACATAGGCATGATAGCGACGCCCCGCAACGAGGTGGAGATGATAGACGACTTACGTCTGGAGATGCTTTCCGGTCTGGAGGCGTTTTGCAGGGCGATGTATCGGGCACAGTACAATCGCGACTTCATTGTGGCGGACTTCCATAAAGAGCTGTTTGGAGCGCTTATGAGAGTTGTCGATGGAGACACGAAGCGACTTATGATCAACATGCCCCCGCGATATGGCAAGACGGAAACGGTTATCAAACAGTTCGTATCGTGGGGCTACGCCCTCAACCCCCGATGCAAGTTCTTACACCTGTCTTACTCTGATACCCTCGTGTCCGATAACTCCGAGACCATACGAGCCACTATGAAGTTACCGCTGTACAGAGCGCTGTTCCCGAGTTCTGTCTTGGAGCGTGAGAAGGGTTCGGCGACGAAGTGGAGGACGAAGAGCGGCGGCGAGTTCTATGCGGTCTCTACGCAAGGTCAGGTGACGGGTTTTGGTGCAGGTAAGACCGTGGACCCCGATGCGTCGAAGCGAAGCGCTTATGGCATGTTCGGAAACCTCGAAGAGGCTTATAACATCGTAATACCCGAAGACTTCTACAAGGAGTTGGACGCAGTAGGAGCAGCCAATAACCCCTTCGACGGCGCAATCCTTATCGACGATCCGCTAAAGCCCGAGGATGCGCTCTCCGATATTACCAGAGAGCGCGTGAACATGCGCTTTGAGTCCACAATCCGAAACCGTGTCAATTCGCGCGATACGCCCATCATCATCATCATGCAGCGGCTTCACGAGCACGACCTTTGCGGCTATCTGATGGATAAGGAGCCGGGTAAGTGGGAAGTGCTTAGCTTGCCGGCCATACGAGTGCAGAGCCGTATGGAGACGGACCTTATAACTGGCGAGAAACATCTTGTGGAGCGAGAGAAGGCGCTGTGGCCGCTACGCCACACGTTAGATGAGCTACGACACCTACGCTCCTTGGAGCCGATGACCTTCGACACACAGTACATGCAGGACCCGACGCCGAAGGAAGGCCTGATGTACGCAGAGGGCTTCGCGACGTACGCGCAAGAGGAGTTGGAGGCTTACAAGGCTTCGGAGAAGATACGCTGCAACTACACCGATACAGCGGACACGGGTACCGACGCTCTCTGCTCGATATGCTATATCGACACCCCGGAGTTTATCTACGTCACGGACGTTATCTACACGGACGAGCCTATGGAGGTCACAGAGCCGGCAGAGGCAAGACAGTTAGACAATCAACACGTCACGACGGCATGGATAGAGAGCAACAACGGTGGACGCGGGTTCGCAAGAAAAGTACAGTCACTGCTACGACGGGTGCACAAAAACTTTCGATGCAACATACGTTGGTTCCACCAGTCCTCAAACAAATACGAGCGTATCTACAATCAGAGCGCTACGGTGCAGAGCATCGTGAAGTTTCCCGCAGGTTGGGATAGACGGTGGCCGAAGTTCTATGCGGCGATCATGAGCTATCGCAAGGATAACGTGCGCAAGAACAAACACGACGACGCCCCTGACGCCCTGACGGGTTGCGTGGAGATGAAGCTACGAGGGGTAAAGAAAAAAGGGCTTACGATACGTAATTAGTGGCTATTTTTGGCCACAGACTAAAAATTATTACGATTTGTTTGCTTTTTATTCTGTGGTTTATTACTTTTGTGGCGATATAATATTCATTCGACGGCGAGAGTAGGCCGTCCAAAACTAATTAAAAATCATACGATTATGGCATTTAATTGCAGTTGTCCTTCCGGAACGGCGTTACCCGATCTTGGTAACGTATCTTGCAAGGAGGGCTTTGGGCAGGTCCAAAAACTCTTGATTCAGAGAATCTACAAGACTTCGGGCGTTAAGAACAAGCTCCCGAAAGCCAGCGTTACTGCAAAGGAGACGATTACCACCTTCTTTGCCGCAAGCGACGGCACGAAGTTGTTGATTACCCCCTTTGTGGAGAATCCTACGTCGGAGCCCGGTGCAGCCAAGACCTATGGTTCGGGCAACCAGGTCCGCAACGGTATTCCGATTAACATCGGTGCTGACCCCACTACCTTCACGGCAGTTTTGAACGAAATTCCCCAGTCGGTAGCGTCGGTTTTGAAGAAATTGGAGTGCGAAGAGATTGGCGTGGGCTTCATTGACGACGCCGGTAATATCGCACTTAGCTCAACGGACGACGGTGCAAACTTTTCCGTTTTTCCTGTTCAGGCATGGTTCGTGAGCGACAAGAAGTTGGGAGGCTTGGAAGAGCCGGATTCAAACAACATCTCGTTTAGCTTGCCTCGAAACTGGTCTGACAGCTTTACTATCATTAAGGCCGACGACCTCGATTACAACGCGCTTACAGACCTTACCAACGCTGCAAGCGCTGCAAAGTAACAAACTTGATTCTATGAAACCGAAAGTAGTCATGGTGGAACTTATCTCCGGTAGCGGAACACTCCGCAGCTTCGAGAAAGGTCACGCCGAGCGCATTTTAGCAATGGGTCCTGAACGCAATGGCGGTTGGGCCATTGCACCGGGTTCAAAATATCAATTCGACGAAGAGAACGATGTCATTAGCATTAGAACAGATTCAGGAAGCAATTCGGAAACCGAATAAGCGAAATGTTATCGACGAAGCAAAACAAATGCAGCGTCGTATTCGTTTCCATTCAGAGACGAATACTTCGCCCTATACTCTTTCGGGTCGTCGCGCTTCCGATTTCAACCTTTCGGCTGATCTGTTCTTGGAGTGGGTAAGTAAGCTGCTCCCTAAAGACAAATTTAACACGTTCCTTCACCTTTTCCGCTTTCCGCTTTCGACGCCCGCAGTTGTTGAAGATGTGTATCGCGAACTGGAGCGAGTATTCTATTCGCGCAATGCGAGCAGTACATATCAGTTCAACAACTCCGAGGCGGAGGAAGATTGGCAGCACTACCGCCAACAGGTTCTCCATGAGCCGGAGATATGGAAGACGGTGGGTTGGCAGAAGATGAAGGTCTCCCCGAACAGTATTCTTATCGTTGATCTTCCGGAGATTCAGGCTACGGACCGTCCTGCGCCTTATTTCTATTGGTTGGAGATTGACGACGTCATTGATTACAGTACGAAGAACGCTGTTGATATTGATTGGATCATATTTAATCAACCTTTGAATCGAGTAGCGGTCTTCGATGAGGAACGCATACGAGTATTCCAACTGAACGAGAAAAAGGAGATTGAAGGCCCGGTCATTGTGGATAACCCGCACGGATTGGGGTATTGTCCCGCGAGATTCTTTTGGCTCCCCGGCATCAACGAGGCCAAGAAGGAAATCAAGAAGAATCCGATTACAAAAGAGCTGTCAAACCTCGATTGGTATCTGTTCTTTTCGCTCTCCAAGCGGCATCTGGACCTTTACGCTCCCTATCCTATTTACAGCGCCTATGAAGCGGACTGCAATTTTGAAAATAGTGAGACGGGCGATTACTGCGATGGCGGCTATCTTCGGAACGCCGACGGGCATTACAAGATGTTGGCCGACGGTTCGATTGAGCAATGCCCCTGTTGTAGCAAGAAACGAGTGGCCGGTCCGGGTACGCTCATCGAAATTCCTATACCGAACGCGCAAGAAGGCCAAGCTGACTTGCGCTCACCAGTTCAGATTACTACCATCGACAAAAACTCGCTTGAATACAACGTCTCCGAATGTGAGCGTATAAAGGACGAGATTATTGTATCGGTAGTTGGTTCCGGTGGTACGGTCAGTGAGAAGGAGGCTATCAACGAGACACAAGTTTCGGCCAATTTTGAGAGCAAGACTTCGGTCCTCAACTCGCTAAAAACCAATTTTGAGTCGGCGCAGACTTTCGTTGAAGATACGATATGCAGACTTCGCTACGGAGACGAGTTCATATCTTCCTCTATCAATTGGGGTACCGAATTTTACGTCTTCACGGTGCAAGAGTTGTACAAGAAGTACGCCGACGCGAAGAAGGCGGGGGCATCGGAGTTTGAGCTAAATTCGATTGCAGAGCAGATTCTCGAAGTCGAATATCGCAATAACCTGGCACAGCTAAGCCGAATGTACCTGCTACGTCAATTAGAGCCATACCCTAATTGCACGAAAGCAGAAATTATGCAGTTGGTCCAGAACGGTCTGGTTAATTTGGAGAAAGTTAAGATCAAGCTAAACTTTTCGACGTATATTGAGAGGTTTGAACGCGAGAACACCAACATTCTCGAATTTGCGAAAAACAAAACAACTCGTGAAAAGATTGACATAATATACCAAACATTAGTAAAATATGCAGAACACGAACGAACAATCCCAGCAGCAATTGGAGGAAGTCAAGGCTGGTCTGGAGCAAACCAAAAGCAAGAAGGAGGCGCTTCTAAGCCGGAAGGCGGAGATTGACGCTATTCGCGAAAAAGGCGGAAAGTCGTGGACCGACGAGCTTCAAAAGGAACTTGAAACCGTTACAGCCAACATCACGGAACTTGAATTGGCCGAAGTCGGCTTGACGGAGGCGATTGCAAAGATGGAAGCAGCGATTGCAGAGAATGCAAACCTTACAGCCGAAGAGGGTTATGTTTGCCCCAAGGGTAAGGAGAAGTTAGTACATTTGTTGCTCCAAGAAGGTAAGAAGTACAGCTCTACGACGGGTAAGATGATGGAAGCAGCGATTGCAGAGAATGCAAACCTTACAGCCGAAGAGGGTTATGTTTGCCCCAAGGGTAAGGAGAAGTTAGTACATTTGTTGCTCCAAGAAGGTAAGAAGTACAGCTCTACGACGGGTAAGATGATTGCCGGGCCATTTGTTCAGTATTTCACCCGTTCAGAGTTTCAACTGTTCAAACTCTCGTATAAGAATTTGGGCTATTCCGTATTGAAAGTGTTGTATGATCCGTACGGTGAGGCGGAAAAACTTTTGGAGGCATAAAACATGATTACTAAAGATCTCCTTAAACAGAGCAATACACTTTCTGTTTTAAGTGACGAGCAATTAGACGCTATTGTCGAGATTGCGAAAAACGACTTTAAGACAGAAATCGACCAAAGCACAGGACGGCTTCATGGCAGATATGATTCGGACATCGAATCTATCACGGGCATTAAGCGTGGAGCCGACGAACGTAGCTTTGATTTCTTGAAGCGAGTCCTGACCGACTACAAGACAAAAACGGACGGTGTCAATAACACCGCAGAAGAGTTGAAGAAGGCCCAGGACGAGATTCAGAAGCTCAACGCCAAGATTGCAGATGGCGTAGCGGACAAGGAAGTTGCCAAGCAGCTAAAAGACGCCCAGAACAGGGCGGCAGAGTTGCAGACAGCGCTTGAAACCGCTAAAGCAGACATGGAGAAACAGAAGTCCGAGTACGAGAATACCATTAAGTCGATTCACGTTAATCACGCCTTCGACGAGGTCACGAACGGGTTGAAGTTCAAGGCCGCTATTCCCGAAAGCATCAGACCCACTTTGATCGCCGCAGCTAAAGCGGAGATTTTGGCAAAGGGCACGCCGGACTTTGTAGACAACAATGGTGTGAAGACGTTGGTATTCCGTGACGCCAACAACAACATTCTGAATAACCCGAAGACGAACTTGAATCCTTACACGGTTTCAGAACTTATCGGCGAATCTTCGGCGTTGAAGGATGCGATCGACACGGGCAAGGTGCTCCCCGGTGGTGGCACGAAGCCCAATCCCGTCGGCGGTAAACCGGGTTCTACGACCACAGTCGATATTAGCGGCTGCAAGTCACAGACGGAGGTTACTGACCTTATCGAAAAACAGTTACTAAATGAAGGATTGACTCGTGACTCTCTGGAGTTCAGTGACAAATTTGAACAGATATTTAGCGAATCAGGTGCAAGCACGTTACCTATTCGCGACTAATAAAATCCAAGCGACTATTGCCGTAGAGAGTAGTGCGTCAGTAGCTGTAAGTTTAACAATCAAACAAATAAAATCATGAGCATTGTATTAACAAGGATGCAAAATTTGCGCGCTACCTCTAATCTCGATAAGTACGAGTATCGCGCAAGTCGTTATGGTGCGTTTGACGTTTTCGCGCAGCAGACGAATGATCCCAACGGCATCATCACGGAAGATTTGCGTACGAAGGCACGCACGTCTATCGGTCGTACGTTGGAGACTCCGGTTATCGACTACGATGGAGACGTTACTATCGGCAATCAGCGCACTCTGACTATCGGCGACAGCGAGAATACATCTCGCATGGTGCAGTTCACGTTCGCGACGTACACTTTCGGTTTCACCATCGTTCCGTCGCTCTACATGAACAACGAAATCAACTTGCAGCGCGACTTCAACACGAAGATGATGAAGTACATCTACAAGTTGGCGCAGAAGTTGGACACTGTGGCACTTGCAGCCCTCGCCGCTAAGAAGACACAGGTTATCAACAACGGTCTTATCTACGACACGTCTGACAACGCTGTCAATGGTAAGTGGACCGAACGCGAGAACATCTTGGGCGACCTTGGTGTTATCATGGGTGCAAACGACTATTACGGCCAGTTGCATATCGTTGCCGACCCCGGTGTTGAGTCTATGCTTCGCAAGCTCCAGCAGAAAGGTCTGTACAACGAGGTGAACAAGCAGAACGAGTACATGGACAAGATCGTCCATTTCTCAAACAACATTCCCGCTACGGAAGGCAAGTATGCACAGGGCTACGCTGTTCAGGCAGGCTCTCTTGGTATTCTTGACCGCTTCGAGCGTGAGTGTCTCTTGGGTTCACGTTCGCGTGACGGTCACGAGTGGGGTATCGCCAAACTTCCGTTGTTGAACATCAACTGCGGTACGTATTTCTACGATTCAGTCGGCGATTACAGCACTATCGCAGGTGACGCTTCGGCTGATATGGACCGTGTTCGCAAAGAGCATTACGGATTTGCCGTAGACCTCGCTTTCGTCACTCCGTACAACTCCAACCCGGCGAAGATCGCAAGCCCGATTTTGGCGTTCAACATCTCCAGTGAGGATGCAGTTTACGCTAAGCCGGTTTACGTGGTTAATAAGGCCTAAATTTGCAGCATAGCTCGTAAGAGGAGTTAGAGTCCCTCATGTTTTCATGTTTCTTTTTCTGCGGGGTAATTCCGGACTTACCGGGATTGCCCCGTTAATCTTAAAAATATGGTACGTTCTAAAGATATTCAGAAGGCCCTTCTTGGAATGGTGGGGTTTTGTCAAGAGCCGTCGGCGGACTTTTCCCTTTCAGACGAGTTGTTGCAGAGCGATACGGGTCTGTACTACGAGCAGGTTCACCCCCTTATTACTTTGCAGAATCTAAGCGCTATTGCCCCCGATTTCTCGAAGATGAGTATTCCTGAATTTCAGTCGGGAAATCGGCTCGTTGAAGGGAGTTATGTAAAGTTTGGTGGCCTTATTTATAAGGTGAGCAAAACGCATGAGTCTGATTTAGAGCCTGATATAGACACTGAAAGGTTTAAGAAGGTAGATTTGTTTTCCGAGTGGCTTGAAAAGAAGGTACGCTTTAGTATCATGAAGGCTGTTAGCCGTTTCGTCAATGACAAGTTGCAGAAGCGGACCATGACTTCCATTTGTGAGAATAAGACACTTTTTGACAGCGCCGGACGTCTCTCTGACACGATTAAGAACAGCAACAGTTTCGTTGGTTTTGAAATCGTGCCGCTACGAGGTGTAGGCGTCACGACGAAGATAAACAAAATCGGACTCCAGTTCACGAAGCCCGGCGATTACAAACTGTACGTCTTCCATTCGAGCAGTTATACCCCCGTTAGTGTAATAGAAGTCACGAAGAAAAAGGAAGGTTTTGAGTGGATAACGCTTGACGACCTCTATCTTCCGTATTCAGGCGCCAACACTGACAGCGGAGGCAGTTGGTATATCGGTTATCTCCAAAGCGAGTTACCCGAGGGAAGCAAGGCCATACGCAAGTCGAAGGACTGGAGTAAAGGACCGTGTAGTTCATGTTCGCGAAGCGAGTATATCTCTTGGCAGGCGTGGAGCCGGAACATTGAGATTCACCCGTTCCGAGTGTCGGAGACGGTTATCAGCAAGGATAACGGTGAGATCACTATGTGGGACGTGGAGAATAACCAATATACCTACGACACGAATTACGGCCTGAACATGGAGGTATCTGTAATGTGCGACGTGACCGACTTTATCATTCAGCAGAAACAGATATTTGTTGATGTTATCATGAAGCAATTCGGCGTAGATATGCTTCGCGAGTTCGCCTATAACTCCGACGTTCGTGTCAATCGTAGAGCGATCAACGTCGGTCGTATGGATATTTTGCGCGAACTTGACGGAGGCGAAAATCTTGATATTAACAAGATGAGCCTTTGCAGCCAGTTAGAGCAGGCTTACAGCGCTTTGGAGATTTCAACGGAAGGCATGTCCAGGGCTTGTATGCCATGTAGAAACAATGGCGTTAAATACGTAACTTTATAATGGACCCGTTTACCCCTCTTATAGACAGATTTAGCCATATCAATGCGGTTATGCCTGATATAGTCAAGGAAGCGATTAAGTCCCAAGAGAAAAAGATTTTGGAGCTTAACTTCGAGGACCAGTTATATCAGATGGGCGTGTTGAGCACCGGCAGTAGCATTATTCCGTATTACGCAGAGAGCACGATTAAAAAGAAGATCCGCAAGGGCCAGAGATACGACCATGTTACTTTGCGCGATACGAAGAAGTTTCACGAATCGTTTAGAGTGACCTATGAAGCAGACGATTTCCGTATTGTCAGTGACGACCATAAGAAGGTATTTCTTGAAAAGCGATATTCCGAGTATATCTATGGTCTGACCGACGATAGTCAAGAAATCCTTAAAGAGGGCATTAAAGAGTACATGTTGAATCAAATTCAAACATTAATTAGATGAGCGAATTGTTAGACAGAGTTGTCGAGGACTTACAGAAGAAGTTGCCCGAACATTTATCTTGGCTTGACAAGGTCTATGGTCGGGCATATCCTATGTTCATGCACGGTGTTGAGAATCAGAAATTTTTTTATCCCGCGGCGTACGAGGGTAACGGAGAATATGTATCTTTGTTGCCGGATGACCGCAAAGGTAATTTCTGTTGGCTTGACGTCTACGACCCGCAAACCGTTCAGATGGTTTCACGGACTTCCATCACTTACAATGGTGCACTTGTGTTTTGGCTTGATACTCGCGATTTGGCCGACAATGAGGACGACGTAGAGACGGAGGGCTTGAAGTTATCTATTCTGGAGGCGATAACAAAACCGGGTCTTATCAGGGGCGGTGTTGTTACGCCCACTGCGGTCTACGAACGACCCGAGTACATCTACAAAGGTTATACGATTGAAAAACTCTATGCGTATAATGCGAGATACGTAGATGACGCCGGACAGGACGTAGAGAAACAATACTTTATGCGTCCTTACTACGCATTAAGGATTGAATTAACCATAAAAGTAAAAGCATCATGTTAGAACTTCTTTTGAATGTTGTTGTAATAGCTTTATTGGCAACATTCGCGATTCTCGTAATGGAAAAAACAGGGGCGCGGCAATACCTGACGGAGCGTTCTCCGAGGCTTATATCAGAGATGTTTCAGTGCTCATTTTGTTTAAGTTTTTGGACTGCGGTCATAATCAGTGTTATGTTAGGGTTATTATTTAGGGACGTTAGATTTTTTGCCGCGCCCTTTTTATCTGCTCCAATAACAAGAATGTTGCTATGAGAAATATTACGCTTAACGGACACCGACTTTGTTTATACGAGGATATTGACGAGTTACCCATCATCAATTATCAGAAGTATAACAAGTTTATGCTATTCGACACGGGTATTGGTTCGGATATTGACGCTATCGACCAACATATAGTCCGGTTGGCCCGATACATGAAGTCAGACCCGAAGAAGGCGACACAAGAGTTGAAGAATATGCGTCAGGCCATGTTCATGATCAACTCCGAGATTTCCCCGAAGAATATGGCCTTTGCAGCGCTTATCAAGTCCATAGACGGAAACGATGTCACAGACCATTCCGATGAGAACTTGAAAAGTATTATTGCAAAAATCAACCATACTCGCCAGTCGTTTATCTCTAAACTCATCGAACAGATTAAAAAAAAAGTCCACACTGAATTAGAGGTATATTTTCCGACGTTTTTCGGGCTTGACGCCTCATCAAAAGAGGTTTTCAATCTTATGAAAAAGCGCACACAGTTGCGACTGGACACGATTCAGAACGGAACAGATCATGATGCAGAGTGCGAAGATATACTTAATCAGATATTGGATAAGTATAAACCGAAATCGTTCGACGGAGACACTTCCGTAGAGATTGAGTTCGATAAGACCTTTGAGAGTTCTTGCCTGCTCATCTCCCAGAAGTCCGGGTCTGACCCTAAGAAGATGACCGTGATGCAGTATTACAACGCTTTAGAGACAATAAAGAAACAATCCGAGGCGGAAGCCAAGGCCTATAATAAGAAGTGATATGTCTAATCCGATAAAGTATTCAGATTTAGTTCAGGCTGACTCTTCTATATCATCTTTAGTGGAGCAGCTAAAGAACGCCAAGGAGTCTTATGAGGCTTTGGCCAATACCATTAAGTCGGAAGCCCAGTCGGTTGCCAACGGGCTAAAGGCGTTGAGTGGTGCGACGTCGGAAGGGCAGAAGGGTATCGAGAGAATGTCCGGCGCTACGGAGATTTACTATGATACGTTGAGGTCCATAGAGAGCGCTATAAACGAACTGACGTCTACAATAAAGGGGTGGAATGGCGCAGTGACTACCGGAACGGGCAATGTGGCCCAGGCAGCCACTAAAGTCTCGTATTTGGCGAGTTCCTATAAAGGTCTGAAACAAGAAGTGGACCAACTCACTAAGCAGTGGAAGGAGATGGACGCCGCAGAGCGAGAGACTACTGGTTCGGGAACGTCGGATAGAATCAAGGATTTGCGTCAGCAGTTACAGGCATTGGACGCCGAATTAAAGCCGGTGACGCAAACCATCAATTATCAGTCGGGTTCGATTAAGGCTCTTGGGCAGGAGATTAAAAATCTCATTCAGCAATATCTCCAGATGTCGCAGGCCGAACGTGAGTCGAGCAGTGGACAGAACATTTTGGCACAAATCAGAGAGAAATCGTCTGTTTATTCGCAATTGAATAAGCAGATGAAGTCTTATGCTGTTTCCGTTAACGAAGCGCTCAATTTGGCCAAAAGAGAGGTTTCCAGTGTCAATGAAGCGAATAGAGTTAATAAGATACTTCGCGATACTGTTAAGGCCCTTACGGACGCAGAAGATAAGCACGGGAATATACGCAAAAAGCTCAACGAAGCGATTGAGAAAAATACCCAATACATCCAAAAAAACTCTGACGCTCTGACCAAAAACAAGATGAACGTCGGAAACTACACCCAGAGTATCAAGGGCGCATTTTCCGAACTTACGAGAGGTAGTGGAGCTATTCAGGGTATCAGCAACGCTTTTGCTTCCGGAGCATCTTCGGGAAACGCTTGGATTGGCGTAATTGTTGCAGCCGCAGCGGCCATTCGTGAGTTTTACGAGCAGGCCAAAGCAGCCGCCAATACGATTATTGATTTTGAGTTCCAGGGGAGTAAACTTAAAGCCATTTTGGGCGAAAGTTCCGAAGGTTTGAAGGAGCTTACGGATAGTGCGCGCGCATTGGGTGCGGTCACTCCGTACACCGCTTCACAGGTCTCCCAGTTACAGTACGAGTTGGCCCGATTGGGCTTTAACAAGGACCAGATCCTCCAGTCCACATCGGCCATTCTTGACTTTGCGAAAGTCGTAGATACAGATTTGGCGAGTGCGGCGAATTTGGCGGGTTCCATCATTCGAGGTTTCGGCGCTTCTACCGTCGAAACTACCTCGTATGTCTCCGCTATGGCGGTTGCAACGGCACGCTCTGCCATGTCGTTTTCTGACCTTCAATCTTCATTCGCGAAGTTAGTCCCGGTTGCAAAGAGCTACGGTTTCACGCTTGAAGATACTTTGGCTCTCTTCGGCACCTTGAAGAACGCCGGTTTTGACGCAAGTTCTGCGGCTACCGCATTACGTAACATCATGCTTAATTTGGCGGACTCAAACGGCAAATTGGTGAAGCAGTTAGGGCACTCTGTCTCTAATCTGGACGAACTTGCAGCGGCGTTACAGGAGGTGAAGGATAAGGGCATCAGTTTGACGGAAGAGTTGCTTGCAACGGATAAACGTTCCGTGGCAGCATACTCCGCTTTAATCAATATGTCGGACGGTCTAATAACCCTTCGCGATTCTATTTCAGACGCGACAAACGGGTTCTACGATATGTCCGACACGATGGAGGACAACGTACACGGGAGCATCCTCAAATTGCAGAGCGCATGGGAGAGCTTGCAGTTGTCGTTTAGCGAATCTAAAGGTTGGATGAAATCTGTTCTCGACTGGCTTACGGGGTTGGTAGGCGGTTTCGAGATTCTCATAAGCGATATAGACGAGATTAACGCTCGTATGAGTGGTCGTGCAGTCGCAGAGACACAAAGGAAGATGCAGGCCAAAGGTGAGCCGAACGAAAGAGGGGAGAGAGCGGACAGCGAGATAGAAACGCATCAAGAGGCTTTGAAGAAGTCCTATCAGCGTCAATACGAGAAGACCTTGAAGGATTACAAAGATTTGTACACTAAGGACAAGAAGTTTAAGAAAGAGATTGACGAAGAAACTAAGAAACAGAACTTTAAGAGTTATGTCGAAGCGCTTGACAAGGAGGCAAAGGAAGAGGCGCAGCGACTTGTAAAGGCGAACTTCACCAATTTGTTGAACACCGAGATTTCCAAAATTCAGGAGAAGAACGAGGAGATTCAGGACAAGCAGAGAGCCGCGGGCGATATTGGGAGTGGCAAATTTCTTAACGCCACTGACTTTATTGGAAAGGCGGTTACGTATATTACGGGCCAGAAGAAAGTTCTTGAATACAGCCAACAGATCGCCGAAAACAACGCGCAAATTAGTCGTAACCAAACTTTGATTCAAGTTACGCAAGAAGCGAATTTGGCCGGTGAAGGTCCGGAGACACAAGTTACGGGCAAGCCGCAGAGACCGCGAACGCCTATTGACCCGACCAACCAGATTGAAAATGCCCGTCTGCAAGCTAATAAGAAGTTGAGAGCCGCAGATACGGCAAGCACGATGGACGAGTTCGACAAGAGAAAGAAGTTGGCCGAGGACAGTTATAACAATCAAATCGAATCGTTGCAAGACACGAATCGTAGACAGACTGATATTCTCCAGAACGCAAAAGGCAAGTACATTGCACTTACCAAAGAACAGGAGAACACCATTAAGGAGACGATTAAGAATAACAACGAGGCCATTGTTGCTCTTGAAAAAGAGAAAGCTGTCACGATAGATAAGATACGCAGCGATAGAGCGCTTGCGGCGTTGAATGTCCAGAAGGAACTTAACGATCAAGAGTTGGCGCTTGCCAAGCAGGGCACGGAACAATGGTTTGCGCTTAAAAAACAAAGCATCGAGTACCAGCGCGATATTGAGTTAGCGAAAATCGACGCAAGCACGTCTCTTACGCCTCAACAGAAGACGGATAAGAAGGCGGCAGTAACTTCTAAGTCGGAACGAGATATAAGAATTGCGGAGGGCACAAATACTTTGAAGGCAAGCGACAACGAGCGGACAAATCAGATGGCTATCTTTAAGTCGCGGTATCGCACGGAGACGGAGATAACCCGCATGACGCTTGAACAGGAACGCGACCGTCTTAATCAGCAAATAAAACTGACACAACAGGGCATGACCGACTGGAGCGATCAGCAGATACAAGAAGCTAAAGATACGGTTGATGGCATCAACAAGCAGCTAAAGAAGATTGCGTCCACCGGCTCTATACTTTCCGATATCGGAGAGTACGGATTGGGAGGAGGTATCTTGGCCCAAATGGGATTCTCCGAAGAGGAGATTGACGCAGTATCTACGGCTATTGACGAAACAATCTCCAGTTTGGAGGAATTGGCGCAGGCCTATGTAGACGTCGCGCAAGCGGCAGTAGACGCAGCACAGGAGCAAGTCGATGCAGCCCAGAAGGTTCTTGATAACGAGATTGAGGCTCGTAATAACGGGTATGCCAACAGTGTTGAGACCGCTAAGAAGGAATTGGCCGCAGCAGAGAAGAACGAGCAGGAAAAAGAGAAGCAACTACGCAAAGCAGAGAAGGCCCAAGAGGCTATTAACTCCGCAGAGCAGCAGACTTCGCTTATTACCGCTACCGCACTTCTTTGGAAGTCTTATTCGGGCATGGGTCCGGCGTCGGTTGCTTTGGCCATTGCGGCCACTGCGGCTATGTGGGGTTCATTCGCTGTGGCTAAGATTAAAGCGGCGCAAGCGTCTAAGGTTAGCTCTTCCTCATCTTCGACGTATGGCGAAGGCGGTATGGAGATTCTTGAAGGCGGGTCTCATATATCAGGTAACGATATAGACTTGCATCAAAAGAATCGTAAGGGCAAGAATATGCGCGCAGAGGGCGGCGAGGCGATGATCATCATCAACAAGCGCCGCACAAAGAAGTACGCAAAGGTATTGCCCGATATAGTCGAGAGCTTGAACAAAGGTGTGTTCGAGGAAAAATTTACCAAGATGTTCGGAAATTCCGAACAACTGTCTCCGATAGTTAATATCGGGACGTCGCAGGTAGATATGTCTCGCGTAGAGCATGAATTATCGGCGATACGCAAGCAGGGGGAGAGCCAATATAACGTCCTTCCCGACGGTACGATTATTATTCGTAGCGGAAACGTAAAACGAATTGTTAAGCGAGTATGAAGAAAAGATGCTTAATGTTCCTGGACTATGCAATTGCAAAGTCAGAGGATATTGTGTTCGCGAACATAAGAATTGATTACAACACGGGGGCAACGCTTGATCAAGGCGGCTCTCGTGTTGTATCGACGTCTGACGCTATCGGCATACCCGCAAGGGCAAAACGGATAAGAGTGGATTTGACGTTTACAGGTATATGGGACGACGTGAATACTCACGAAGGTATTCTGTTCTACGACGAGAGCGACAAATTTATTACGTCCAGACTTTTCGAGACTGACGACTACGGGTATATCGACATCCCCGACGGTTCCGCAAAATGCCGTATATCGCTCTATAATAACGAGCATGGGTTGCGGCTGCAAGATGACGGAGAAACGTACGAGTTGGCATATCCGGAGGCACTAATTTATTATGGTGAGGAGATTGAGAATCCGCACTACAATAAATTAACTAAGAAGTCCTCAAAGGAAAGCGGACAGATGTTTTTTCGTGAGACGCTATCGGGTGACATAACTTTGCATGGCGCCGACTTTGACAAGATAGCCCGATTAGGCACTGACGATATTGTGCGCTTTCGTATCTTTGCTTTAAGAGACGACAGTTATGTGATGTTCTACGAATCTGATATTCAGAAAGTTGGCTGCAAAATTGATTACACGTTGGGCAAGGTTACTTTGCCGACGACGGCATTAGACGAGTACACAAATCTACTCTCCAACTACGAAAACGAGTATGACATATTGAAGAAGGACTTGCCATACGAGCCGATTAGTATGTATCGGAAAGCTATGGTGCAGGCCTATCTTTATGGCGAAAATACGGTGTCCAATATCATCGACAACGCATATTGGACCGCAGACACTACGGACACAATTGTAACCAATATTCGCGAAGACTATCATTTTGTCCTTCCGGCTACGATAAACGTCGAAAGTGCAACGATCGGAAAATACTCTGACAAGAGTCCGGACGCAAGCGACGAGACTAAAGAGGCCATCGAGAAGATGGTAGGAAAGTATTACGGGTATATCTACTACGCCAAAAAGAGCGACCATACAAGGTATGTGTTTAAGAACCGCTACGGATATACGCTGTATTTTGAAACGTATTCTGCTCCTGGGTACTATGACATGTACTACAAATACGGAGACAAAGTTATCGCGTCGAAAACGCATTGGTCGGCAAGTACGGAGGCCGATTATTTTCTCAAAATAACATACGCTGACCTTCCGAATGATTCATATTGCTATCTGGACGTAAATATAAACCGCATACAGTCGAATAGCGTTTATTTGAGATGCGTATTGCAGACGAAGGATCTTGTTCCTGGGTTTGAGGAAAACGTAGACCTATATTTATTGTCTACCAATAAGACGAATCAATCTACCGACTTGGACCCGTTCTTGGACAGCGATTCAGAGTATGACACCGCTATTGACTTTAATGTTGGTACGGTTATTACTTCCAATACGGAGAAAGCTCCCGACACTGCGGAGGTACGCCAATATGGCTATTATGGCGTACCGATACCTATCTGCAAAGCGGCATGGACGGACGAATTATCATATTGGTATGTTGAGTCAAAAGAGAAAGCAGACCTTGGCGATTTAGACAGCCTAAAGACCGTTAAGCACTGTTACTCTCTTGGCACGGTAATTAAAGCGCTTTTGGCCGACTGCGCCCCGGAGTTGAGTTTTGAAGAGACGGAGGAATATTCGCAATTTCTTTATGGCTCAACGACACTATGCAGTGAATTAAATTCACTTAATAGCGATTTTAGGATATTTCTTGCGCCTATGACGAACGTTACAAAAGAAAACTACGATATGCCGGTGCAGAAATGTACGCTTACTTTGAAGGGCGTTTTTGAGATGCTAAAGAACGCCTATCAATGTTATCCGTTCATTGAGAATGGCAAGTTGCGATTCGAGCATCTGATATACTTTGTCAGAGGCCGCTCATACAAAGGGTATGATCATACCTTGGACCTGACAACGCTAAGAGATAAGTTTAATGGCCGACACACCATCTTCGATCAGTCGGAAGTGTCTTACAGTATTGACAGCCTCAACTCACGATACGAGTTTAGTTGGGCGGACGAAGGCACAGATTACTTCAACGACTATGCGGTGGACCTCAAAGGGGGCATTACTAAAGGTATGGACACGGAGCAGGTCAGCATCAGCACCTTCACTGCGGACGTGAACATGATGCTTGCTTTCCCCGGAAACTTTAGCGACGATAGTGTAGCAATTCTTTGCGCCAATAAAGATAACGTGGTTGCTTCCAGTTATCTGACCGTAATTACACCGGAGGGCAATTCGCAGACCGTCGGGCTTTCCAATTACTTCGCCTCGTGGCTCTATTGCGCGACGCTGTATAGATGGTATGTTTATCCGTCTACGGATATAGAAGTCAGCGACAACAACAGAATCGCCGAAACGACCGAAGGAGCTAAGACAGCAGACTTTATGCAGGTAACTATCAACTTTCCGCATCTCACAAATGATAGCATAGCTAACTATCAGATTAAAACTGATATAGGCGTCGGATATGTAGAAAGCGCAACTGAAAATTTAGATTCGGGAATAATTTCCGCTATTTTGAATATGGAGCCAAAATAAGTGCTATATTTGTCGCGTAAACTGAAAAAGACATGACTATTCCGAATTTATCGCCTTTGGCGTTCTACGATACGACCGACAAACAATATCATCGCCGGCCATACGTATTTGGTAACAGAGCACCTCTTGTTATCAAAGGGAATATGTTGTGTCCTTTTCAAGTTAATATCGGGAAGCACGCAGTTCAGTCTGTGGGCATCTGGAGTATCAACGACCAATACTTTGCAGAGGTTTTGGGCCTTCTTGTAGACGGTGGGCTTACCTACTTCGACGGAGGCGACAAAGGTACGATAGCGGTTTATCCGGGAACGACCCCTTTGAACGTCCTGACGCAAGAAGGTATGTTCTACCTCGATTTTTATCTTGACGACGAGACGCACAAGTATTCCGAAGTGTTCTGTGTCAAACAGAATCTTGACGGTTACTTGAAGATTACCTATGGCAACACTACGAATCTTTACGCCGATACGAACGTAGCGGTATTTGAGAACAATTTCAAATATATCGTTTATCTCGACACAAGATTAAGCAGACCGGAGTACACGTATGAGGAAGAGGCTACTTCACGACTCGGGTACACTTTCGTTGAAAGCTCTGTATCTAAGAAAACTTACAAATTCGTGTTCCTGGCCACTGAATCTTTGCTCGACGCATTGAGGATTATTCGTCTATGCGACAACGTCCTTATCGAAAGCGAAGGAGACACGTACAAGCCGATAACCTTCAACATAACTCCTGAATGGCAAGAGGACGGAGACTTGGCAGAGGTCACAGCGCAGTTCGACGTAGATAACATCGTAATGACGCTTGGCGGTTATCAACCCGGAGAGCTTGGGGGGGACTATCTCCATCAGGCCTACTCGGACGATTATCTTAACTCATAACGCACTATGGCCTACTGGGACACACTCAAAGAAGCGCTACGAGGGGTAGTCAAGAAGAACGACCGGCAGGAGATAACGGGCGAGAATATGCAGGCCGTCCTGCTCTCGCTCATTAACACAATCGGCGCCAACTACCAGTATATCGGCGTGGCCTCGCCTCGAACGCTTCCGCCCATCACGGACGCCAAAGTCTTCTACATCGCCTACGAGAAAGGCGCATATCCGAACTTCGGGCTGTACGTGGACGACAACGAGGCCTGCTGTCTCTTCAAGACGACGGGCGAAGGAGGCTGGGAGAAGGACGTCCTCGGCTACGGGACGACACCCGACATCAACGACGACACGGTGAAGTTCGTAGATCGTGGCACGTGGGAGGAAGGTGAAGCGTACTATTGTCGCGAACTGAACCCCGCCACGAACCAGTACGAGGTCTCTTTTGTCTGGTGGTACGGTTGCAAGTGGCGCTGTCAGGAGACAGCGACGACGGAAGAGCCAAAGTGGGACTCTACGGCGTGGCTTATGGTGGAGGGCAACCCCGATTTCTCGGTAGACTTCGCCGAACCAGAGCAGCTCTACGACCTCGACAACTTCTACATGCGGCTGACCGTCGTAGCTACGCTCTACAATCGCGACGTGACAGCAGACATCGACACGGAGGACTTTGTCTGGTCGCGCTACTCGGAGGACGCTGACGGCAAGGAGCGCAAGGATGACGACGACGTCTGGAACGCTAAACACGTCGGAATCGGGCCAAAGCTCATCGCAACGCTCGACGACCTTGGCGTTGGTCTCTCTTCGGGCTTTCCGAAGACCGTTCGCTTCACGTGCACCGTAACACTGCGCGACGGAAAGCGAACGCAGCTCTACACCGATACCGCAACAATGGAATTTAGCAACTAAACAAGATATGGCAACGAAAATCAAGACGCGCGGCTTTGTCTTCAACTTTACGCCGCTCTCGCTTGCGCACGGCATCGCAGTCATCAACGGCGTGGCCGACCGACAGAACTACAACGACGTCGAGAAGGAATACGTCCCCGACTACACGCTCACGCCTATCACGCTCTCCCCGTGGGTGAACATCGTAGACCGTGACGGCGTTCTCACGTCGGGCAGCGTCAAGGCCTCGCTCGCCGATATTGCGTGGACCGTGACCATCGGCGGTGTGACGACGACCATCACGACGGCGACAAGCGGTTACACCATCAAGTCGGACGGAGACACGAAGGGCGACCTCATCATTCAGACGAACGTAGCGCCGGACACGACGGCGACGTATCGCTTCAAAGCGACGTACCTCGACACGCGTACACGTCAGACGTTCGCAATCGAGGACAGTTATCTTCTTATCTGCTCTTCGGCTACTGGGTCTACGCCTACGCTCACGCTCAACTTCAACGACACGTTTACCTTCAACCCCATTCGCTGCTCGGAGACCTACACCGTCACGCCCTCGCTCTTCCTCGACGGGAAGGCCGTGGCTTCGGCTAACTTCGCCCTCGCGTGGCAAATCAAGGACGCTACAACGACGGCATGGCGCGCGCTTGCGGCGACGGACACGGGCCTCACGGTCTCGGAGGACGGTAAGACACTGACGCTAACGACGAAGCAGTTCTACGGACCGGCGACGATTCGCGTGCGTGCGGCCTACGACCGCAAGGGAAGTCCGTCAACTGACGACCTCACGGACGCATCACCCGAAAAGGTCCTCACCATCACCAGACGCATCCCCGACTACGAGGCCGACATACAAGCCCCGACGGCGATACCTGCGGACACGGAAGGCGTCTACGCATCGGTAGACCTATACGACAACCAAGGCCTCATCACGGAGGCGGCGAAGGGCATCCTGCTCCCCATGTGGTACATCGCTACGGACCAGTCGGACGGCTCTCCGGAACTTACGGAACAGTTTGCCAGTGGCTACGAGGCGCAGGTCCCGACGGCGTATATGGACGCGCAGTATGGCATGATGGTGGGCGTCGAGATGCTCGACGTTCAACCCGTGCAGGTCCTCACGGACAGCGACGGAGACTACATCACGGACAGCGACGGAGAAATCATTCTAATCTAATCAACATACAACGCTATGGCTTACTACATCAAAGCAAGACAAATCGTTCACGACGCGCTCGGCTTCGCAACGGGCGACCGTGGTAAGACGAAGGACGGACGGTATCTGCTCTGGCAGGCCGACATGATTAAACTCGGGGCAAAGCTCGACATCGCTTTCTCGGGGCAGTTCTACGACTATCTGCTCTACGTCGCTCGCCGCGTCGGGGCCTTGGTCCTCACGGCCAAGGAAGCTCGCGAAGAGCAAGACGGCACGATGCAGCGTGAACTTCCCATCGCCGAAGACTCGCGATTTATCGACGACGAACAGCGGCAGAAGATTATCTTGGAGCAGAAGGCGGCAGCGGAGGCAGCGGCAAACGCCGAAGCCGAAACGGAGGAGACGACCGACGGGGAGGCGGTAAGCAATGAGTAAGGCATCCGCCTCGAGAGAGGTCAAATATATTCGCAAGTCGGGCACGTACATGGTCATGCTCATGTGCTCTAAGGGCGACCTTTGGCAGGAGTACACCGACTACGGCAACACGACCAACACGAACTTCCGTCCCGACTACTCGGTGGCCGAAAATCAATCGACGCTCGAATTTGTCGTCACGTCATCGCGCACGGCCAGCGGCGAAGTCGAAATCTCGGACAATATGATTCGTTGGTACTTCAACGACACGGAAATCAGCTTTACGTCCGGCGTCTCGACGGGAACGTTCGCGGGACTTTTCAAGCGCACGGCCTCGAACGGGCGGCAGGCGCTCACGGTCACGGGGAACCTCGCCCCCGTTGCGGGCTACGCCTCGGCGACCATCAAGGCCGTGGCTACGATTCTCGTGGGTAACGAGACGGAGGAGCTGCAAGCTACCTACACCGTACAGATACAGCAGAAGTCGGGAACGTCCTACAAGGTAACCATCGCCCCGGGCGACTCGAAGAACTTTGTCATCTCGGAGAAGGACGGGACGTGTCAGCTAAAGGCCATCGTCTACTTCGACGGCTCGGTATCGTCTAAGACCTACACCTACAAGTGGTACAAGATGAGCGGTGCGGCATGGACGCAGCTCTCGGCAACGACGCAGGTCATCACGGTCAAGGAGGCTGACGTCGCGACCTATGGCGACTATAAGGTGGAGGTCTATCTTAACGGTGAACTTGTGGGCATGGACGCGCAGGGCGTCATGGACACGAGCGACCCGTACATGATAGTGCCGAACGCTACGCCCTCGGACGAGTCAATCACGGAGGGCACGGGCGGCAAGGTCTCCTATTATCCGCAGCTCTGTCAGCGTCAATCGGGCACGGCGGTCTCTCCGCAGCCGACCTTTTCGTGCGTGGCCCGCGACTCGGCGGGCGTCATCGTGGCGCAGAAGGACAGCTTCACGGTTTCCTCGACCGTCGGCTTCGACGTCACGGAGGATGCCTGCGCGCAGGCAGGCGGCGACGTCGTTGTTATCATCACGGCTAACGACTAAGGGCTATGGCTATCTCGACGACAACGACTGTGCGGTATGTGCGTAAGGGGGCGGACGGCGTGACCATCAAGGACTGCATCACCTATTATTGCGTAACAGCGACGGCGACCATCTACAACGACGGCATTCGTGCACTCTGGGACGAGGACAGGCTGGAAGTCATCTACGACGACTCGACGCACGATAACGCATGGACGTCAAGCGTCATACAAGCGACGGACGACAAGCCGTATCTGTGGCGTTTCTCGGCTACTGGCTACTCGGACCTCTCGATAATCTCGGAGGGGCCCGTCTGCATCGGTCACTACGGCAAGCAGGGAAAACAAGGCGTCCAAGGCCCGTATATCCAATACCGTGGCGAGTGGTCGAAGTCGAAAATCTACTATAACCAGACGACGGGAGACGACATCAAAGCCATCGACGTCGTATCTTACGGCGATGACTTCTACATGTGCCGCAAGACCAACATCGGACAGAATCCCGAAGACGACTTCAACACGGACAGCGTCTACTGGACGCAGGCCAACTTCCAAGAGTTCATAGCCACGCAGCTTCTACTCGCGAAGAACGCAGTCATCGCTTTCTCGCAGGGCCAACAGATACTGCTCCAAGACGCCGACGGGAACATCACGGCAGGGGCCAAGGGCGCCTCGACGTCGGCCAACGATATACGGTTTTGGGCGGGCACAACGGGGACGAACCCCGACCTCGAAGCAGCTCCTTTTCGCGTCTATGAGGACGGAAGCATCGTAGCGACCAACGCAAGGATAACTGGAAAGCTCGAAGCGACGCAACGCCCCGAACTTAACGGACTGCCCGAAGAACTGACGAAGGCAGGCTATTACGAGGCGGGGAACTCCGCAGTCGCTACTATTCCCGATACGGTAACTTCCAATAACAGCTTTCAGTCGGGCGACATCATCCGAATCTACGACACGTCGGGCACGGAGACGTCACTGGCACAAGCAGCCGCATACGACGCCAAACGAGGCATGATGAGGCTCACGGAGCAGTGGGACGTCACGGGCGAAAGCATCTATTCGCGCGACGGCGTTACACTGAAACGTACGACCAGCAACGTCGTCGGTCCGCTCTTCAAAGAATTGGCCTCGGACGGGACGGTCGGCATCGGGACGTATATGCCAACAGAGCTTACATTCTTTGGCGGCTATATCGAACTGACTTGCGTCGTCGCTCCTTCATCGCAAGGCTCGCAGCTGTACTGGGTGCTCAACGCCAGTAACACGCCCGTCATGGTATGGAGCAAAAAGTTCTCATCTTCCGTCGGAGGCTACTATTGTGAGGTCTACTATATCAACGGCATAGCGCAGGCCTACTATCATTCTAATCCTAACTTTTAACAAATAAAACATCAAACAACTATGGCAAAGACATTAAAGGACGTCCCTATCATCACGTCCATCACCTCGCAGCGGCTCGTGACGACGAACAGCAGCGGCGTCATCAACTCCATCGCGCCAGAGAATCTCGACGTATATAAATACGCCTTCGAAGGTATTTTAATTATGTACCACAGTGCGAATGACAACATTCCGCTATTGTCGAACATCGCCGATTGGCCTGCTTTGCAAAACTCCGGCGAGATCGCAGACGGTGTTGCCGTCAGAGTCGGGACAAGGATTCTCGTTGTTTCTCCGACAGAAATCATGCTCAGATGGTCCTCGGCTAATGTCACTGGTGGCGGTTACAGCACCACAAACCGCGCCGAAGCCATTACGGACATGGCGGGCAAGTCCAATAGCGCAGCCCAGATAACGCATAGCGAGTGTTCTGATGCTAACTACGCTCCTGGTTACTGCGCCGCATACTCCCGCACAAACAAAAACGGCTATGGTCTCACAGCAGGTAAGTGGTGGCTCCCGTCACTCGGCGAGCTACTGTGCCTCAATTTTGATTTTAGAAAAATTAATTATGCGCTTAGCCAAATCAGCGGCGCGACGAAATTAAACGAAGGATCATATTACTGGGCATCTACGGAGGCCGGGTCCGCTTATGCGTGGGGAATAATTATGAGATCTCGAAAAATCGCCAAAGAACCTGGTAAAATATCTTACAGCGGTCGGGTTCGTCCTGTTTCTGAATTTATCGAATAACGCCCCGGTCTCGTAAGGCCACACGACACCCCAAGCGCTACCACACCGATAGCGCTTGGGGCTTACTTTTTCCCCGAAGTCACTCGCCAAGGCCGAAGTATTTCTCAATCCCGACCTCGCGAATCTTCGCAAGGTCGAAGGGCACGTGACGCAGCAGGCAGAGATAGACCAAGACGACCTCGGTGCTTTTCTGCACCAAGAACTTTTCCTTTATTCGACGAAGATGATTGATAACCGTATTGACGGAGAGCCGTAGCCGTGAGGCTATCTCCTTTTCCGATAAGCCCTCGGAAAGTAACTCCGTGACCTCGGCCTCGCGCGTGCTTAATTTTTGCGGTCGCAAAAAGGTGCTATTGTGCATATTCAGAAAGATTTAGAAATTTGCAGCGAAGATAAGAAGCAACGCCCGAAGCACAAAGAGGGCACGACTAATTTAACCTAATTTTCTATGGATAATTTATCTTTAGCAGATGTTATGGCTTTACGTCGCGACGATTCACACGATGAGTTGTACCGTCATCGCCATACCAGCAGCACCGCTATTACCGGTGTCGCTTTGGCCGCAGGTCTCGGCGGCGCAGCACTCATCGCCGCACTTGTAGGCTCGTGGGCCGTCAATTCCGCTTCAAAGGCTCGTTCGGCAGGTAACATCAACACGATGAACGCGCAAGCGAAGGCCAACTCCGACCTCGTTGCTTTGCTCGCGAATCGTATGGTTTCCGATAACCAACGTGCGGACAACATCACTCTCGACGTACAGCAGACCTTGCGCTCTCTGACGGGCGCAACGGCAACAGGTGGCACGTCTACCGCACAGTCGCTCGCTAATGCGGAGGCGGTTGCGGCCTTGCTTAATAACAACAATCCGCTGTCAAGCGTCATTCAGCAGAACTGCGCTCTTCGCGTTCAGCGCGTGAGTGAGCAGAACTGCGGTTGCTGCAACGGATAACAACACTCAACGGCGGGTCGGCGCATACTGACCCGCCATAATATATTACGTTATGTTTGGAGGCAAAAAGATACGGACCGACGCGATAAGAGCTACCTCGAAGTTAGCATTAAAGCTATCTTGCCTGGAGGCTTGCGGCGACGATATAGATATGGCGGAGAGGGCTTATAAGTTTTTGTCAAGCGACATTCAAGACTTGCCCGACTTCGACATTCCAAGCCCTACGATTTATCAGCAAATAAAGTCAGGAGCCGGAGAGGTATTCGGATTCGTGAAGGACAACAAGGACGACATCATTCAAGCTATAAGCTATATCCAAGCGCTTCGCAGTAAACCCGCTCCAATCGCTCCACAAGTCGATTTGCCCCCGATAGAAAAGTAATCCGAAGATGATAGCAACTAAAGCCCATATCGCTCTATATGCCGAAAACGAAGAAGAGGTCCGCAACTTTGAACAGACTTTCTTTGAGTTCGTCGATAACAATCGAGCAAAAGGCGTGGCGATTACAGCCGGGAAGATGGAGCGTCTAATTAGAGAGTTCGGCAATAATCCAATGTTACTCAACTTACTTAAATAACTATGGATAAAAACATATTTCAAATGATCGCAGAGGCGATTGGTAACACCAACGCGAATGTGGTAGACTTGTATAATCTGGTGAAATCGCAAGGCGAAAAGATTGATGCAATCCACACAGCTCTGTTCCCCACAGCCGCTCCAACGGAGGACGGTGCGACTACAAATGAAAATCAAAGTCCTCGTAAATAATTGTAACAATGGATAACTGTTCTTGCAATCAGAATCAGGCGCCAATCATCAACACTACGCTCGCAGCGGGTAGTGTAGCATCGCCTTATTACATCTCTTGCAACATTACTCAAAAGTTGTGTTACAAGACGTGCGTTGAAGATACGCCGGTATTCAACCCGCGTTTCAGTATCATCGGTTTCTCGAAAGTTGGCACTGCGCAGTACATCGCGACAGTCCATGTAGAGGGTATTATCTGTTATAACCCGTGTGGCACGTGTTGCTGTGCGGCACAGCAGCCCTTATCGGCTAACTTCACCATTCCTTTCTACACGACAACGACGCCGCTGTCAGTGACCGTGACACAAGGGGCAACGATTAACACTATGGCTGCTAAGGGCTGTCAGAATTGCAGCCGGCAGTTCGTCAGCGAGACGCCGCTTACTATGGCCGTATCTGCGACAGCCGCAACAAACGAATAAGCTATGTGGATCATCATGCTCATCACGGCTATAACGGCTTGCGTCGGAGTGCATTTAGGTCTGTTCGGGGCAATAGCGTCTGTTATAAGTAAGATTGCGTCGTGTGAACGATGCTCATGTTTCTGGCTCACTGTAATAGCCTTGACGTATTACGGCGCAGACGTTATAGCCGTGGTGGCGCTATCCATGCTTGCCGCTTATCTAAGCAGTTGGATAGGTGTTAGCTTGATATGGCTAAATAAAATCTATGATAGATTATGGGAAAAACTAAACAAATAACGCCCGACAAACCGAAGGAGGAAACCCCCGCCTATCAACCGCAACCATATCGGCCTCTTCCTCGGTTCAACGGGCACTGTCCTAATTGTGATTAGCTATGAATATGAACTACAAATCCATGCTCGAAGAGGCTAAGAAAACCGGGCACTGGGACGAAAAGAAGATGTGGGCTACCGTCGAAGAAATCGACAAGATGCTCTGCATCGTAAAGGAGCATGATCCGCAAGCCTATTGGGACTTCATGCGGAGAACATATGGAGAATTGTACGGAGGTCATTACGGGGAAGAGTTCGCAAGATACGACGTCTCCAAGATGCACTCGGAACAGTCCGATCAGAAGGAGGAGCTTGTAGGCGAGTACTGGTCGGTAAAAGAGGTCGTAGAGGCGACAAAGGACCATACTTTCCCATCGGGAACGACGGAGTGGGACAAGTACGTAGCTTTCAACGCCGCAAAACACGATTGGGGGCTTAAATACAGCGACCCCGAAATCTTGAAGATAGGCTATCTTTTCTACTTCGCCGATAAGGATTATGCCGGCAAGGGCAAAATCTGGAACTACATGGAGAAAGTTGTAAACGAAGCATAGGCATAAAAGTAAAAGGTCCGAAAAAGAAAATGCGAAGAAGCCGCAATTAACTGATTGATTATCAGCTTTTTTTCTTTTTCGGACCTTTTAGCATTTCTAAAAAGAAGTTTCTAAATAGCAAAAACTTGCCATATTCTTTTGATGTAGAGCTATTTATCTTTACTTTTGCCGAAACAAAAGCAAAGAGCGGATGTTTGATTTAATTGAACAAGGAGATATGGCACAAATTGGAGCATATCTTGTAGCAAGAATGGCCGTAGTACTTATCTGTTGGCTGTTCGTAGTCATTGCGAATTTTGCTGACTTCGTCAGTGGGGTAAGTTGCGCGAAGGCCATCGGTGAGCACGTGCAGAGCAAAGGTTACAGGAGAACGTTTCAGAAGATAGGGGATTATTATTTAGTCCTCGTATTCTTTTTGCTGTTTGACACTTTAGGATTTTTATTTCCGTTCTACCAAATGCCATTCGCTTCTATTCTATGCTCGATAGCGATAATTGCCATTGAGTGCAGTTCTGTTATTGAGAACAGCCGGAAGAAGAAGAGCCATGCTGCTGACGTACCGGAAGAGATCAAGAAAATCATCGAGTGCGCCACAAAGGAGAAGGCTTTTGAGATTTTGGGAGAAGTGAGTGAACGACTTAATAAAGGAAAGGAGACTAATTCATGAAATACTTTACCGTTGAGGAACTGACAAAGTCTGACACTGCAAATAGACTGGGTATCAAGAACGAGCCGAACGAGGAACAGAAAGCACGTCTTAAAGACCTCATCGAAAACGTTCTGGACCCGTTAAGGGAGGCGTACGGAAAGGCTATCTATGTAAATAGCGGCTACCGATGTCCGAAACTCAACAAGGCCGTAAACGGTGCTGCAAAGAGCCAACACCTAATCGGGACGGCAGCGGATATAACCGTTCGCAGCAAAGCAGGCAATAAAGAGTTGTTTGAGTTGGTGAGGTCATTAAATCTACCATTCTATCAGCTCATCGACGAGTACAGTTACAGTTGGGTTCATATCAGCTATAATACTGACTACACAAATAAGATAATTCGGCATTACTAATCTTTTGTATGTCTCTTCTTAATCGTTCATATTATACACTTCTTTTGCTGATCGGGGTAACGGTCGTAATTGCAGTTGCGGCCGTTACTTTTTACAGAGGCGAGAAGAGATGGAAAGCGGAGGCGCAAAGGAACGCAAAGAACGTCGAGGTGCTATCCGGCCAAGTGGCTAATTACGCAGTGCGAGATAGCCTACAAGCCGCAAGCATAAGCCGGTTGAAGTTCACGCTCGACGAATACAAGAAATACAGAGCCAAGGACCTATCTTTAATAGAAGATATGAAGATAGACATCAAAAGGCTCGAAGAGGTCACGAATATCAACACCACAAAGGAGATTATCAAGACCATTCCCGCAGAGAGAATTGACACAACTATAAAAGCGCATTATATAGACCAGTGGCACGACATCGAAATATCGGTAGAGAAGGACAGCATATCTTATACGCTCCATGTAAATGATAGTGTTCTGATAGCTGTTCACGTTATTCCGAAAAAGTTCCTTTGGTTCAAATGGGGATGTAAGGACGTAAAGATTGATGCTATAAGTAAAAACCCGTACACCACAAACGTGGGCATAGAGAACGTTTTTATTCGTTAAAGAGTGATTTGATACCGTTTTCCGTGATGGAAAGCGGTATTTTTTGTTATTTTGAAAAATTTTTCAGAAAAAATATTTTGTGCTTTGAAAAATCTTTTATTCCTTTGCCCGCAGAAACGAAAACACCAAAAGGATATGAATACAAGTAATTACATTAAGTCTATTATTGACAATTCCGGCCTGACGAAGGAGGAAGCAGCAAAAGCCATGTTCCCCGACAACGACTATCCCAACGAGGCGTTGAGAAGCGTACTGTCCGGAAAAACCGACGTAAGAATCAGAAGCCTTGTTAGCCTTTTAAGAGCCGCTGGGGTAAACGTTGAAGAGGCGTTGGCCGCAACCATGAATATGAAAGGTCGTGCCGAAGACCACAAGATCTGCATTAAGAATCAATTCGGCGTGATTAAAGTGTTTGATGGGTATATTGAGATTCAGCTAAAAGAAGAGTCTAATATGACGATTACCATTTTCGCAAATTACGATAACTCGACTAAACTAACCGACGTTAAGGATATTGCGGCTAAACGCATAGCCCGATTCTTTGACGCTACTAATATTTAACTTATGGACGATATAAACATCAAAGTGAGTGTCACGATCAAATTATCGGAAGACACAAGAGATTTCTTGACATCTCTATTATCGGGAAAACAAACACCTGTGCCAGTTGAGTCTGCAAGGCCTGTTCGCAAGAAGCCCGTGGCTACGCCAGAAGTAACGGTTGAGGCGCCGGCGCAAGAAGCTACGGTAGCGCCCGGTCCTGTACCGGAGACGCCGGAAGTTGCACAGCCCGCAGCGGCGACGTCAGAAAAGACGCCAACCTTGGAGGACACAAGAGCAGCAGCAGCGAAGATCATCGGTAGCCATCGCGTCGAAATCGTGGAGCGCCTTCAAGAATTGGGAGCGAAGAACATCTCTTCCCTTGCCCCCGAGAAGCGCAAAGAGTTCATACAATTCTGTAACATGATCAAAGGTATCGACGATGCAGAAGAAGAAGCCGAAGGTTGAGCACGCAGATAGAGATCATGCCTTATTGTCCGCTTCTGGAGCGTCAAGGTGGATCAACTGTACGCCGAGTGCACGTCTCGAAGAGAAATACGGTGAGAAAAACACGTCAAGCGTATTTTCTGCGGAAGGCACGTGCGCTCACGAATTGGCAGAGCTTTATATTCGGCACAACTACCTTGGAATGGACGACGGTGACTTCTATTCAGAAGTAGAACGAATCGAACATGAAGACAAGAACTATTACGAAGGAATGATTAACGACGTCCAACAATACGTCGATTTTGTTGGAGAAGAGTACAACGATTCTTTAGCCTTAACGCCTGACTCAATCCTGATGGTCGAGGAGAAAGTGGACCTTAGAGACTATGTGCCGGAATCATTCGGAACGTGCGACGCTGTTATTATCTCCGACGGTATCATGAAGGTAATAGATTTAAAGTTCGGAAAGGGCGTGAGAGTCGATGCTTACCAAAACAAACAACTCTCTTTATACGCTCTTGGGGCTTACCTCAAATACCAGATGCTGTACGACATCAATACCGTTGAGTTGGCTATTGTGCAGCCTCGAATCGACAACATCTCCGTATGGTCCATATCCACAGACGACCTTATAAAATGGGCGGAAGAGGAGGTGAAACCCGCAGCGGAAGCGGCGTTCAATGGCGAGGGAGATTTGAAGACGGGGGACTGGTGCAAATTCTGTAAAGTAAAGCACCGTTGCGCCGCAATGTACGCAGAAGCTATGGCAGAAGCGCAAGAGGACTTCAAAGAACCGTCGATCATTGGGGCCAATGAAATATCGGAGGTTTTGAAAAAAGGTCCGAGAATCGTAGAGTGGATAAACTCTGTTATAGACTACGCGAAGAGCGAAGCCGTCCATAACAATGCGAAATGGCCCGGCTACAAACTCGTTGCGGGACGTTCGATAAGAGTTTTCAACAACCCGGAAGCCGTGGCCGAAAAGCTACGAAAAAACGGCTTTTTAGACATCTACGACAGTAATCTAAAAAGTCTGACAAAACTCGAAGAGTTGGTTGGCAAAAAGCATTTCAACGAACTGTTAGCTGGCCAAATCTCTAAAACAGCAGGCTCTCCGCAATTGGTACCAGTATCAGACAAACGACCCGAGATTGGTCTGGACATCGCAAAGGAGGACTTCAAAAATTGACAATTATAATCCATTACAAATTAAATCGGCTATATTTGCCACAAAACATTAAACATCATGGAACCTACTTTAAGCACTAAAGTCGTGACGAACGAAGTTCGTTTCGCTTACTCACACGTCTTCGAGCCATTCAGCATGGAAGAGAACGGTGATAAGAAGTATTCGGTATTGCTTCTTATCGACAAGAACGACAAGAAGACCTTGGACGCTATTCGTAACGCTATTCGCGCAGCCGCTAATGTCGGTAAGAACAATCTCGTAAACCCCAAGACAGGGGAAATCATGAAGGGCGTTAAGAACCCTCTTCGAGACGGTGACGCAGAACGCGACGGTGAAGAGTTCAAGAACAAATACTTTTTGAACTGTTCTACAAAGCGTCAGCCGAGTATTGTAGACGCTCACCTGCAACCTATCATTAACCCCGAAGAGTTCTATTCCGGATGCTATGGCCGTGCGAGTGTAAACTTCTACACTTACAACGTAAACGGCAATAAGGGCGTTGCTTGCGGTCTCAACAATCTCCAGAAGTTGAGAGACGGTGAGCACTTAGGCGGTAGCTCTGCGGCACAAGACTTCGCAGACAGCGCACAGGGCGGCGACGACTTTTTCAGCGGTGCCCCTGGTGAAGACATATTCTAACCATTGAACTGATATTTTCACTACTTCATATTCTAATTTGATTTCCGTCTCCGGATATTCGTGAGAAACATTCCGGAGACATTTTTAACGAAAAAAGATGAGAGAGTTATTTATCGACTTTGAGACATTTTCGCAAGCGGACATTAAAGAGTGTGGGGCTTACCGATACATAGACGATGATAGCTTTGAAATCATCATCGTTGGTTATGCTTTCGGCGACGAAGATCCGAAAGTTACGAATATGATCGGTGAGCAACAATTCCCGCAGGACCTTATAGATGCTTTGAACGACGACAATACTTTGATTATAGCGCACAACGCTACGTTTGAGAGAGTTGCGTTGAAAAAATACGGTTTCGACATTCCGATAAAGCGATTCTATTGTACGATGGTAAAGTGCGCATATTGCGGCTTACCTATGCAACTGGGCCAAGTGTCGGAGGTGCTTAATCTCGAAGAGAAAAAACTGTCTACGACGGGTAAGAAATGTATCGAATACTTTTCCAAACCTTACAAGAACCGTAAGAACGGAGAGCTATGCCGACATTTCCCGTTGGACGATATGCAGATATGGAGCGACTACTTAACTTACAACGAGTTTGATGTAAGGTCCGAGAGAGAAATATACCGCAAGCTACAAAACATCGTTATTCCCGATTGGGAGCGAGACGTTTATGTACTTGATCAAGAAATAAACGACCGTGGTATCTTGATTGATAAGGAAATGGCACAGAACGCTATCCGTATCGACGAGATTTATAGCGGTATATTGAAGGAGACAGTCAAGAATATTACCGGCGTGGAGAACCCCAATTCCGTTTCGCAATTAAAGAGTTGGCTCTCCGAGAACGGAGTGACAGTGAACAAATTAGGGAAGAATGAAATCGGAGATTTAATCAAAGAGGCCGAGGGCGATACTCTGGACGTCTTACAAGCAAGGACCATGCTGGGTAAAGCATCTATCAAAAAATACGAAGCAATGCTCCAATGCTCATGCGGCGACGGTCGTGCCCGAGGTCTCTTTCAGTTCTACGGTGCAACAAGAACCGGACGCTGGGCGGGAAGATTGGTGCAGTTGCAGAACCTTCCGCAAAACCATATCTCCGACCTTGAATTAGCAAGAGACTTAGTGAAATCAGGCGATGGAGCAGCGATTGATATTCTTTACGGAAATGTGCAAGATACGCTGTCACAACTCATAAGAACAGCGTTTATAGCTCCACAGGGACACACCTACGCCGTAGCCGACTTTTCGGCCATTGAAGCAAGAGTAATCGCTTGGGTTGCCGGCGAGAACTGGGTGCTCGACGTATTCCGAAATGGTGGTGACATCTACTGCGCCACGGCCTCTCAAATGTTCGGCGTTCCGGTCGTGAAACACGGAGTGAACGGAGAACTACGACAGAAGGGAAAAATCGCAGTGTTGGCGCTGGGCTATGAAGGTAGCGTAGGAGCGCTCGATAAGATGGGTGGCGCAAGAATGGGTCTGTCCAACGAGGAAGAGCGGCAAATCGTCGCGAAGTGGCGTAAGTCGTGCCCGAACATCGTAAAGATGTGGCGAGTGTTCCTTGATTCAGCGATACGGGCTATAAACCTTGAACAGAAGATAGCGCTTCCAGAATATCGCAACATCTCTTTTGAATACTTAGACGGCAACTTAATCGTTACCCTGCCAAGTGGGCGACAACTGATATACAGATCCGCAAGAACGATACCCGGAAACTTCGGAGACGTTATCGCCTATATGGGCATGAGTCAGACTACGAAGAAATGGGTCAGCTTAGAGACGTACGGAGGGAAGATAACAGAGAACATCATTCAGGCCATAGCGAGAGATTTGTTGGCGCTTGCCATGAGAAGATTATCAAAGTTGGGATTCAAAATTGTTATGCACGTACACGATGAGAATATTGCGGAGGTCCCGATTGAATCTGCTGACGAGAGCCTGAAAACCATGTCACAAGTAATGGCCGATGTGAGCGATGTAAAATGGGCAACCGGACTACCTCTTAGAGCGGACGGGTATGTTACAAAATTCTACAAAAAGGATTAACAATGGACGGCAACTTACAAATATCAGAAGGAGCGAGTGCGCAAAGCGCTCGTTGGAAAAACATAAACATTCAGTGGTCGGCATTAGCCGAAAGGCTTATGACCCCCGTTGTTACAGCCGAAACGCTCAATACCTATCTATCTTCTACGAAAGTTGATCAGACACGTATCAAGGACGTTGGTGGGTTTGTGGGAGGCTATCTGATTGACGGAAAGCGCAGAGCCGCTAATGTCAAGAACCGACAAATCTTATCCCTTGATATTGACTTTGGAAAACCGGAGCAGTGGGAAGAGTTCTGTCAGAAGTTTAGTTGCGCTGCTGTAATACATGCCACACACAAAAGCACGCCGCAAAAACCAAGATACCGTCTTATCCTTCCTCTTGACAGACCTGTCAGTGCGGAAGAGTATATGGCCATATCTCGCAAGGTAGCCGAGAAAATCGGTATGCAGTACTTCGACGCCTCGACGTTCCAACCCAACCGACTTATGTTTTGGCCCTCGTGCCCGAAGGACGTTGAGTTTTACGCCAGAGAGCAAGAGGGCGACTGGCTATGCGCCGATAGCATTCTTGCCCAATACGTCGATTGGCACGATATGACGGAGTGGCCGACGTGCGGCGATGAGAACAGTATTCTCTCAACGGGTGCAAACAAACAGCAGGACCCCGCTACGAAAGGCGGTCTTATCGGGGCGTTTTGCCGAACCTACTCTATATCCGAAGCCATATCAGCGTTCTTGGCCGATGACTACGAGTTTGTTCAGGAGGGGCGCTATACCTACCTCAAAGGAACGACCGTAGGAGGTATGATAACCTATGAAGATAAGTTTGCCTATTCCCATCACGGAACAGACCCGGCAGGCGGAAAGCTATGCAATGCCTTCGACCTTTGCCGCATACACCTCTTCGGGCATCTCGACAAAGATAAGTCGGTAGACCGTGAATCGGCATTACCTTCCTTCAAGGCGATGGAGAGTTTTGCGGCTAAAGATACCGACGTACGTAAGACCATTGCAGCGGAGAAGTTCGCAGAGGCTAAAGGAGACTTTGGAGCCATTAACGGGTCCAACGCCCCAACAGCCGAAGAAGATATATCGTGGACACAGAATCTCGAAGTCGATAAAAAAGGCGAATACCTGTCTTCCTCGAAGAACATTGATACCATTCTCAAAAACGATCCGATGCTCAAAGGAGCGTTCAAGCTCAATCTCTTCGACAACAAGAGGTACATCACACGCCCGCTCCCGTGGCATCCGTTCGACGGAGATATAGACCAACTAAAGGACGTAGATATGTCCGGCGTGAGAAACTACTTCGACGTTATCTACGGCATATCAAGCGTGAGCAAGATTGACGACTCTGTGAGCTTGGAGTTCCAACGCAACTCGTTCCACCCGATTAAGGACTACTTGGAGGCGCTTACTTGGGACGGCAAGGAGAGAGTGAATACGCTGCTCGTAGATTACTTCGGTGCACCCGACGACGCTTACCATAGAGCCGCCATACGCAAACCGCTCGTAGCAGCGATAGCCCGAGTGTACAAGCCGGGCATAAAGTTCGACTTGGTGACAACTCTTGTTGGTCCGCAAGGTAGCGGCAAGAGTACGTTCTTTGCAAAGTTAGGTAAGGAATGGTTTTCCGATACTTTCTCTTGCGTTCAGGGCAAAGAGGCATACGAGCAGATTCAAGGCAAGTGGATCATCGAAATCGGCGAGCTTGCAGCTATGCGCAAAGCGGAGGTGGAGACGGTGAAACTATTCTTGACGAAGTGCGAAGATTCGTATCGCCCCGCCTACGGCAGAGTCACTGAAAACTACAAACGCCAGTGTGTGTTCTTTGCTACGACAAACGCCAGCGACTTCCTTAGAGACGCAACGGGTAACAGACGTTTTATGCCCGTAGACGTCACGAAAGCCGCAGCGATTAAAGATGTGCACAAGGACCTCACAGAGCACGAAGTCGATATGATATGGGCCGAAGCATACCAGATGTATAAGAAGGGCGAAAAGCTATATCTTGAAGAAAACGAAAACTTCTTTGCAGAAGACGAACGCGACAAGCACTTAGAGAATGACGAGCGTGTCGGTTACGTTGAGGCGTATCTGGATAAGAGCTATCCTGACGATTGGGACGAGTACGACTTACAGAAACGTCGCATTTGGCTTGGAGATCCGTTAGCTTGCGTAGGCACAAACAAAAAAGATAGAGTGTGCTTGGCGGAGATATGGTGTGAGTGCTTTAATCAGCGCATAGAGGACTTGAACAAAATAAACTCAAAGGATTTAAGCGACCTCATGAAGCGACTTAAAAACTGGGTATATGTTCCGCAGCAAAGAGTATTCAGTATCTATGGCAGACAACGCTATTACATTCGCGTAAAAAACAATGGTGGATTCTGAAAAGTTGGTAGAACATACCTTAGTTGAGGCCACGAAGGAGGCCGGCGGAATGTGCCTGAAACTACTTACGGACTACGTGACCGGACTTCCCGATAGAATGGTACTACTTCCGGGGGGACGAATGTTCTTTGTGGAGCTAAAAACAACGGGCAAGAAGCCGAGAAAAATTCAGTTGTATATGCACGAAGCGTTGAGGAATTTAGGCTTTGAGGTATATGTGATTGACAAAATAGAAGAAGCAAGAAAACTAATAGAAACGAAAAAGAAACTATGACAGACAAAGAATTAGATTACCAATTGACGCAACAGTATTTTGTAGGCGACGCAGAGAGATACGCAGAATTTCTCAAAGCGTTCAACCGAAACAAAGACGTAACGAGACTGCGAGATAAGAAGCGCTCATGCCTTGAAAAAGGAGACTACATGGGTTTCTCCTTCATGGAGAAGAAAATCCAACAGATAAAAAAAGAAACAGCGAAGAACTATTACGAAGAAACGCAGAAGAATCTGGACACGATCGACAACGACCAGTCGTTGAGAAGCATTTTAGAGCTGCAATCCATCGTGGTATGTATGCTTTCAGACATGATGGAGCAAGCGGAAATGAAGATACAAGAGTCCTTGGCCAAACAAGGGATTACAAACATGACGTTTGGAGACCATATTACCGTAATCAAGGCGTGCCGTGCGCAGCTCAAATGGCTCTACGATGTCTCCAATCTACTCGACGATAACTCTTGGGGCGTCGCTTGTGACAAACTGCTTGTGATGGTAGAAAACAAAGCAAAAAGATTGATAGACGATTGTATCAAAAGAGATGCTAAACGAAAAGAATCTACACCCGTATCAGCGAAGCGGAGTTAATTTCATTCTCCAACACGAGAAAGCAGGTCTGTTCCTCGATTGTGGCTTGGGCAAGACGGTGACAACACTGACAGCTCTAAAGCATCTTATGTACGATGAACTGGAGATATGCAAATGCTTAATCATAGCCCCGAAGAGAGTCTGTGAGACAGTATGGGAGGAAGAGGCGGAGAGGTGGGAACATCTCTCTTGCCTCACCTTTTCCAAGGTTATGGGGGACGAGAAAAAAAGAATCAAGGCCCTCAAAAAAGAAGCCGACATCTATATCATCTCCAGAGACTATGTGATATGGCTCTGCAAACTCTTGATGATAGCCGTATTCAAGCAAAATAAACGATTTCCATTCGACTGTTTGGTTATCGACGAATCATCATCATTCAAGAATCAAGCGGCAAAGCGGTTTCGCCAAATGATTAAGTTTATCCCGCGTTTCAAGAGAGTTGTTATCCTGACAGGAACGCCGGCGCCTAACGGCTATATGGATTTATGGTCACAAATCTATTTTCTCGACGAAGGGGAGCGGTTGGGCAAGAACATTACGAGTTATCGAACTACCTTTTTCCACCCAATAATCGTGGTAGGCAACGTAGTCTATAAATACGGTCTTAACGATGGAGCGGATAAAGTAATCAACAACAGAATAAAAGATATATGTATGTCCATGAAAGCAGAAGACTATCTTACACTGCCCGACTATATCAATAACGTTATTCACGTCAAGCTGTCTCCGGAACTGAAAGCGGAATACAAAGAGTTTGAACGCGAGAAGATCTTGGAGCTTAATGACTATGAGGGCAACGAATCTATTATTGCTGTATCTTCGGCAGCAGCAGTTATGAACAAACTGATGCAGTTCGCGAACGGGTCTGTCTACGACGAGTACAAAGAGGTGCATCAAATACACGATTTGAAGTTGGAGGCCCTAAAAGAATTGATAGAATCGCTCAACGGAGAACCTGCCTTAATCGCCTATTCGTTCCAGTTCGACAGAGAGAAGATTAAGAGCGTTCTGCGCGAATACAAACCAAGAGAGCTAAAAGGTAAACAAGACGTGGACGACTGGAACAACGGGAAGATTCAAGTGCTTATCGCTCATCCCGCTTCCGTCGGTCACGGGCTTAACCTGCAAAGAGGGGGCCACAACATAGTGTGGTACGGCCTCACGTGGTCACTGGAGCTATATGTTCAGTTCAACGCGCGTTTGTACCGACAAGGGCAACAAGCAAAGTCCGTATTCATACACCATATTATTACCGACGGGACGTTTGACGAGAAAGCATACGCCGCTTTGCAAGCCAAAGAGTCCGTTCAGTCCGCTTTTTTGGGCATGTTGAAACAAAAATGAAAAAATTTTCAGAAAATATTTTGCGGGGTAAAAAATTTTCTTTTCCTTTGTCCTCGAACGTAATGCCAATACCATAAATGAAACTAAAAATCAAGAAGGTTAGGGACGTCAAGAGTCCCAATTACGCGACTGACGGATCAGCAGGGATTGACTTATATGTCCCCAATTGCATCTCGAGGTTTTTGCTTTGGCCGCACGAAGATACCATCATACCAAGCGGTATTCAAATGGAAATCCCAAAGGGCTACATGGTTAAAATCTCTAATCGGTCAAGCGTATCATCCACAGCGGTCTCTAAGAAGGAAGCCGGCCTGAAAGTCTACGATGCCCCGAACGGTCTTATCATAGGTGCAGATACGATTGACAGCGATTTTCAAGGTGAGATTAAAATCCACCTTATAAACTATTCTGACAACTTAACATTCATTTGCCCCGGAGACAAGATTTGCCAAGCCATAGTGCTTCCGGTTATCTCTTGCGAGATTGAAGAGGTGGAGGGAGATTTGTTCACAACACCTACTTCGCGCGGGGAGGGAGAATTTGGATCAAGCAATGCCACCGATAGCTCTAACGAGACAATTCAAGAAGGACATTCGACGTAAATTCGTCTATTCCGGTCTCGCGACATTTCTCTACGACCATGTTCCAATGGTCTATAAGAAGATGATTATCCCGTATGAAACGGAACGAGCGAGAAAAAAGATTGAAGAGCAGAAGCGACTTATCAATAAGAAAATAACAATACTTCTTGAATCAATCTTACCTAACAGGATTCTGACGGCGAGAAAAGTATGCGGAGACGCCCCATTCGTGATTCACCCGGGGTTTATCTGGAAGACCGGCAAGAACTTCGGAAACAGGTCTATGTGGGTAACGCCTGACGTTCCATATTACTTTCCGCAGTTCACGGAGCAAAAAGAAATCGAGCAGTGGAAGAATCCTTATGATGTGGAGCAGGTCCATAGAGCCGTTATGAAATACTACGACATGGCGGAGAAATTGGACGTTCGCGAAACATCCATAGCCATTAAATTGGCTTCGGTAAATTCCTTCGATGACCTTATCAACTACGACCCCGAAGTGTTCTGTTACGTCTACGAGAAATTCGCAGCAGACAAATTAGAGGAAGCGAGAATATCCAGGGAGGACGATGACGAAGATATAGCCGAAGCCATTGAGAACAACATTTTGGATCTAAAGCCTTTAATCCATGAGTATCAAGAGAAATATGAGCTTTCATGAGAAGCGTATAGCGCTTATCTTTGTGAGAACCCTTGGCTGTCAATTGGCAGTTATTACTATATTTTTGATTGTGTGTGCTATTGTTTTTGTATTTTGGGATTTATTTAAGTGGTTATGGCTAGTGTTATCTTAATGTGTGTGGGCGCCGCCAAGTGTGCGGCACAAGGCGACGCCCATTTTTTTTTAGAGACTGAAAACAACTTGCCGGAAATTCCGACGAGTTCAAACATAAAAGAAACATAAAACACAAATGACATGAAAGAAGAAGATTTACAGAGCGCCAAGCGCGTTATGGAACTGGCAAAACAATTGTCGAAACCATTGGAAGGAGAAAGCGCCTACATCGCAACAACTGCCATCGTAGTTATATTAGCGAATATCGCAGACAACATTGGTCTGTCTTTAGAGAAGAGCAATGAGATATTTAATCGCGTAGCAAAAGACGCTACGGGGTATCTCGAAACGGTACTAAGGGACAAGAAGCAATCCGAATAAACCATAAAATCGTGCCCGCCTTGTTTGCAAAGGCTTATAATTCCGGGCCATAAGTATATGACAACAGGCCGCTCCTATTACGGGAGGAAAAGGCGAGCGATACCGCCGGCGGCTTGTTTCGCTCCCGAAAACCCGGACTAAGCGGCACGATTTTTTAATACTCGAAACCATGACAGTAAGACAATTCTTAACGGAAGTGCGCTATCTACGAGCGGCGCAAATCCATTTCTTTAGGTCCCGATTCATGAAGGACCTAAAAGAGTCCAAGAAAGCAGAGATCGTCGTAGACAATATAGTAACAGAAAACAAGAAGTACTTTATTGATTCGGCAGATTGTCTCTCTCTATGGATAGCCAGAGATCAGGACGGATCGCTCTTCGCATATCAACAGAAACCCGTGAAGGTCGAAGAAAATGACAGGGCGTTTTGTCCGGCCGGAGGATGCGGCTACATGCGTCTACCGGAAACAATGTTTCCAGATATAAAGTGGGAAGACGGCCCACAACAAATAAATCTAATAAGATATGATTAAATCAGTTCAGAAATACCTTGACGGGGAAGCCATTAGCTCGGGGCAAAAGCTATACGCAAATATTGCGCAGAAGCTACTCGGAAAAAGAATCAACGTGCTTTGCGTAGCTTTAGCCTGTATTCTCACTGACTTGGAGATAGAAGAGAAAGGAGCCACAAAGAAAATCTTGAACATGCAGAAGCTACTACTCACGGACTACAAGAGAAGAGATGAGATGAAAAAGAGTTAGTAGCATGAAACATGATGATCATTTATTCTACGTTGCCATTTACCTCATATTCGTAGTGATCATAATTCTTGCGCTATGCGGAATGGCTTATTTTGAATATCTAATCGTAAAAGAGTTATGAACCCTAAAACAATAAACAACTATGAACGCTTTATTTCTATGTATTATCGCCGCTTTGTTGGTTGGTAATATTGTGTTATACGCTAAGTGCGTAAACGCAAAACAAGAGATTGCAAAGGCTCTTTGGGACAGCGAAATGTCCGCCATGAGATTCAAGAACCTACGAGACGCAGACCTTGCTAAGATCGAAGGACTGGAACACGTCGCACAAGAGTTCACCAGACTTAAAGAAGCATTAGCCGCAGAGCCTGATAGCTACGAAGTCTGGGGCCGTCCTACCTGCTCCATCGTAAAAGCTAAGTATCTTGACAAATACTACGTAACAGTTAAGGTGTTTGAGTCTGACGACCAATCTTACGATGAGATGGAAGCCGCAGAGCTGATTGAAAAACTTAACGAGAAATAATATGATTATTCACCAAGTACAAAGATGGGCGTATCGCACCAAGCATATCTTCATGGAAGAGCACGCTTCGGTACAATTAGAGTTATACAACAAGTACACAGAGGACGGAACGCGGGCCTACATCTATGCGCTATGGACCGACGACGGCTTTCGGAGACGGGGACGCGCAAAGAAACTGCTACAATTAGCCGAAGAGGAAGCAAGGACGCACGGGTATATGAAAGTACGACTCGACTTTTCAAGTGCCGATTCTGCGGACTTTGTACTGAACTGGTATCTGCGAAACGGATATAAGGTAATCGGTTATGATCAGAAGTACAACCGCTCTATATTGGAGAAAACGCTAATCTAAAAACATTACCTCTCTCGCACCTTGTTCGCAGAAGGTTTATAAATCACGACCATAATGTGTGTTAGGAGACAGCCTACGCCGATATAATTTGTCTCTTGCTTTTCTGAAAGCCGCGACTAAGTCGAGAGAGGTTTTTAATGCCGCAAAACAATGAATTATCAAGACGCATACTTACGCAGAGATGGTAAGTACTTTCGGATCTACGAGGAACCAAGAACACCGGAGGAGTCGGAGTGGCGAATCGTAAATACCACAGACGGGTTAATCGTTCCCGGTAAGTACCCAACACCGAAAGAGGCCTATGAGGCCGCAACGAAGATGGGGTGCAACGATGCGGAAGATCTACCTTTTTAGCAACATAACAAATTCAAACTATGAGCAAAATCGAAATTCTTATCTTTTGTTTAGTTGCGAGTATTTTGAGGAAACATGTAATCAACATTAACTAACAACTAAAAACTAACAAACCATGTACTACGAAGTAAAGGTGCAGTACCTTAAAACTGACGAAACAGGCAAGGAAAAGAAGGTCACAGAAACCTACCTTGCCAAGACTGAAACGTGTGCCGACGCAGAGAATCTTGTGTGCGAAGATTTAGCAGCGTTCGTATCAACCGAGATACTAGTAAAGTCCGTAAAACAATCAAGCATCGAGGATTTGATTGCGTTCGACAACGGCTTTGAGAAGAACTTCCTGATTAAGGTAAACTTCCTCTCGATGGACGCGGTGAGTGGTGCGAGAAAGACCGATCCGCACATCTACCTTGCGAGCGGCGACACGTTGCAACAAGCCTACGAGCGTTTCTTTAATGAGGTAGCCGAGCTGCAATGGCGCTTCGATTGGGAGTTTGTGAGCGTAATTCAGAGTGCAATCGTAGACGCGTACAAGAGATGAAAAAGAGCGAATACAAGGCGGGAACGTTTCTTGCAGACCGTCGAGGAAAGGTTTTCATTCATGACGGATATGTCGGTGGAGATGGGTACGGAGTGTTGATTGGCGAAACTTCTGGCGGCGAAATCCAACGAGCAAGTGACTTCGGAAATTTTTGCAAGTACCCGATTAGAGGGGAAGCCACAGAGGATGAAATCAAGGCTTTCATGCACAAGGTTATGTACGTTGAACAGATAAAACATTACTGATATGGACTTAGAATTGTACAAGAGGCTAAAAGATATTGTAGAGAAAAAGCAAAAAGAGGATGAGCCTTACAAGTACGCTCATCCATCCAAAGAGTATTTGGAAACTCTTAGAGAAGATATAGCAAAGTCAAAAATGACAGCGACAGTCGAGTGGCACGATGCGAGTAGGGAGTTACCTCCTACCAATATGTCCGTCTTGGCATTAACGTATAGAGGTGAATATATTGTCACAGCTACGTACAAGTTGGACGGTAAAATTGGATGGGATGGATTGTCTGGAAATCTGCGCAAGAATATCACACATTGGTGTCATTTTCCGAAAGCACCGGGAAAGAAGTAAATGACGCTCGAAGAGCTAAAGCAAGTCAAATTCAAGGAAATGGCGCATTGCGCAATGACGGATTGCTCCATTTCCTTGTATATTGGCTATCTACCAGACGAGCTTGGCGGCAAGAGTATTGTTCTCCACAAACAAGTCAGAAGAAATAAGGACGGATTTGCAACGGGTAACGGCTCTACGAGGTATCGTTACATTCTCAAAAGTGGCATGGCTCGGACGGTTTTTAGTCTTGAAAAATTATTAGAACTTATAAATTCAGATTTAGCATGAGCAAGATTGAAATCCTTATTTTCTGTTTGGTTGCTATTTATGCAATCATTGTGAGCGTTTATTTGTTGTTTCACAAGCTGGAAGTTTCGGAACTGCACCGTACCATCAAGTTTTTGCGTAACAACAACAAAAAGTTGGAAGATAGGCTTTATCGTGTTTCGAGAGCGCCGCAACAACAACCCGTCGGTTATACTGCGGTGCATTACAAGAATTGTAGTTACGTCTATGCAAAGCACATTCTTTGGGAAGGCGATAGCATGAAACCTTATGAGTACGAATCTTTAGTAAAAAAGTTCTGCGTACCAAGCCATGAATATAACGCAAGGAAAGCGGAAGAGCTAATCAAAAAAATTAAACGAGCTATGATAGTAAATGTAACATCAATGGAGCAGAGCATGAAGTTGCTCAATAATGGAATACCCGCATACACTGCCAGCATGACATATTCAGTTTGCGGCATTGGCGAGTATGCTTTGGTGAATCGGTCCATACGCGAACAGGGGGAAATACCGGCGTGGACGCTAAGCGATTTGCTTGATTACTTGCCGCTTGAATATATGCTTTCTAACGTAGGTGGACCTCGGTGCATACTGATTATCCCGAACAACATTCAAGCTACATTCTTTGGCGACGCAGGTTTAATCGACGCTGTAATGAAAGCGCTTATCTGGTGCAATGATCACGCCTACAAATTCAAGGACTAAAACAAAAAAAATGATGAATAGATTAAGAGCCGCATGGCACTGTCTTACGAGCAAGCAATATATTCTTGCCTACCAAAAACAAGGCAATGGATTCGTCCTATCAAGCGACGTCGATCTGCGCTTTGTTACTAAGCTAAGCGAGTTTTTGAAACGGAGAGCAGACCAATGCAAGGAGGACAAACAATGACACGAGAAGAAAGAATCAAAGCCGTAGCGGAGAAGATTGCGAGCGTAGTCGGCGACAACCTTGTTGGACGGCATGACAGAATAGTGATGTTCAAAGGAGGTTACGAAGCCGGATTCATTGAAGGCGCAAAGTGGGCCGACAATAACAAGGAGGACGAGCTATGAGCATATCCATCAATGGTGTCGCGTTCGACGACGTCCCCGGTTCTTGCGCTACTTGCGGTTTCTTTTACGACGGTCGGACGGATTTAAGTCCGGGTTCAGAAATAGGGCATTGTCTACTGTTCAACGAAAATCATCATGGTTGGTGTTCACCCCCAAGACGTTGCGCAAAACTACTCCGCAAAGCTATGAGGTTTTACCCGGACGGGTCAGAGCTATGTATCGTGTTCGACATGGCAAAAGACGATGAGCAAGACGATAACGATTAATCCACAAATAAAATGGACATAGAGATTTCAATAAAAGAGATGATGGACGATCCAAACATTCCCGCCAAGTACAAGATGGGTGGGCGTCTATCAAGTGAGTTCCTGGACGGTGTGGACTACGCCGAACAGAAAATACAAGAGCGTCTAAGTTGGCGCAGCGTAAAGGACGAATTGCCAGAAGCAAATGAAAAGGTCCTTGTGCGCACAAACAACGGGAAGATAACGACCGCCCAAATGGACGAGATGATGAGCGGAAGATTGAGATGGAGAGGAAGTAATGGCTTCCAAGACTGCATCACGCATTGGCGTCCCCTCTTCCTGACGCTCCCCGTAGACCCTGACGAAGAACTTGACATTCACGACGGCTTTATTGCCGGCGCAACATACACTTATCCAATCAAAAAGCAATGAGAAATATTAAATTTAGAGGCAAAAGAGCCACCAATGCAGAGCATTGGCATTACGGTTCACTTATCAGATGGACCGAAGACAAAACAGCAGAGATCGACACCACAGACGCCGACACCCCAGACACCGAAGATACGTCGTATCATAAGGCTTTTCCCGTCGATCCGGACTCGGTGCAAGAGTTCACAGGCCTAAAAGACATCGAAGGGAATGAGATATATGAGGGCGACATTCTCTCTTCAAGTTTAGGCTGTACGCATGAGGTAGTATGGAGTCCCAATCAAGCAGCTTTCCGACTTGTTGGCGAAGATGGGTTCACACGTTGGCTTGCAGATGAGCTAATAACAAACTTTGAATTACGAGTTATAGGAAACTCCTACGGCGTCACACACGGCGATGATAATGAGCCTGACAGACACGTTCCGATTCCCGTTTATCCGCATGAGAAATAAAAGGATTTTGCTGCAAAGATTATTTCAAACCGTCGCCCATATAGAGCGACGGTTTTTCGTGTCTTATAGAAGCACGTCGTCTTCATGAGTTTCGGACGTGGTCTCCGGAGATTCTAAAATCTCATCGTGGCGGTCCGATATATGAGTTTCGGACGTGGTCTCCGGAGATTCTAAAATCTCATCGTGGCGGTCCGATATATGAGTTTCGGACGTGGTCTCCCGGGGCGGAAATTTCTCATCTTGCGGCTCTTCCAATTCATTGGCCTCAATGGTCAGTCGGGCTATCTCATCTCGCAGCTCCTTGCATTTACGCTCCTTTTGTAAGCGCTCTTCCTCTTCCAGACGTAAATAGCCGGACAGCAATTCGATATGTTCCCGAACTGATTTGCCCTTTTTCTTGCACTCCAGGCGCCGGTTATATCCGATTACAACCTCTTCGACTTTTGGCAAATCAAGCCAAAGAATACTTTGGGACAGTATGCTACGACGAACATATCTCAATTTACCTTTGACGTCCATAGGGGACATCTCAAAAAACGGTTGGGCGTCGTAGGATCTATATGATACATTGATACAGACGCATCTCTTCTTTACGCCGCCTCGCATCGTAATATCGGCGACGTCGCCGACGTGCTTTTTCGCCGCCATGATAACACCGTCGCGTTCATTCTGAAACATTTGTCTAAACCGTTGTATCTCTTTGCGTCTGAGCTGATAGGGCGTAAGCTCTACGCGCGTAATGATTCTAATATCGTCAGGATCTACGACGCGCGCGGGCTCGCCTACATTTACCTGAACTTTGTATTTTGGCCGTATCATCGTGGCCGGGTTATATATTACGTCGCGAATCTCGCCATGCACCTCTTCGTCAAGAAGACTATCCGTCTTGAATACACACAGTCGGCCTATCTCTTTGGCCATTTTGGCCACTTCACGTTTACGGGCCATGATAATATCATCGGCGGACTTCGGCAATTCCTCCGCCACTAAAGGCGTCGCCTTCTTTTCGGGGACGTCGATACTGTTTACTTTGCTTAAAAGCTGCTCTAATTCTGTCATGATAGGTAAGTTTCGGGGGTGGTCTCCCAATATTTTGAAATCTCATTGGACGGGCCATATAGGCCCAACGTTCCAACCGGATTCAGGCGGAATAGGTCCGGACGCTATCCGTTCCTGAATCTCGGGGGTGGTCTCCAGGGGTGAAAAATTCTCATCCCGGTGGAGACAGTCCGCTATATGTTTGGTCGGCGCCGAACCGGTACGATATGCGAGTTTCGGCAGTGGTCTCCAGGTATTTCAAAATCTCATCCCGCGGAGCGCGACGGGTATATAAATACCATAGGTGTGGCGGCGTGGAGATGTCCGGCGACGCTCCAGACGTAGCGGTCGTAGCGCTGCCCATAGAGATGTCCGGCGACGCTCCAGACGTAGCGGTCGTAGCGCTGCCCATAGAGATGTCCGGCGACGCTCCAGACGTAGCGGTCGTAGCGTTGACCATAGAGATGTCCGGCGACGCTCCAGACGTAGCGGTCGTAGCG